CCAAGGGCACAATTTCCGCTTGACATGTGTATCTTACATGATACACTCAGTCACGTCAAGCATGAACGCTGTGCCCAATGCACACTTTCCCCTGTAAGTGAGAGGCGCGAAGCGCGTCAACCCCTCTTCAAAGGAGAACACCTCATGGCCCGTACCCTTCCCAGTAGTCCCAGAGAAATTGGCCGGATACGGTTGGGTGACCAGCAGCCGACCCGCACCGGCAAGATGGCCCCGCACAAGCTCGATCGCTTTCGCCTCACGAGTGATAGCCCGGCGGTCTTGCAGTCAGCCGCGAAAGCCTATGGCGGCGACGTCGTGCCCTGGCCAGCGGATGACCGGCATCCCAGGGACGAATACCAGCTCTATACCACGGCTGATGCGATTCGGGTGACGATCCCGGTGCATTATGCTCTGCACGTGAGCTACGAGCAGTGGAGTGCAGGCGGCTGCATTCAGCGCTGCGATGGCAGCCTGATCACGCACTGCCCCTTGACGCCAGAGAAGATCGGTACGGATTGCGAGTGCGAGGACCAGCAGGACAACGCCTGTCCGCGCCTCGTGCGCTTCAACGTGCTGCTGACGGAGGTGAGTGGCCTGGGCGTCTGGCGCCTGGAAAGCAAGGGGTACTATGCCACCGCGCAACTGGTCAACGATATGGAGAAGTTCCAGGCGTTTGGCTTGCGCGGCATGATGGTACCGGCCTGGTTGCGGCTGGCGTCCCAGGAACGGCGGTTGCTGGTGAAAGGCGACATCCGAGACTGCCCGATCTGTGGCCGGAGCCAGGCAGCAAAGACCATGAGTGGCCCGAAAAAGGACCGGCATACGGAGAAACGGCAGTTTTATGTGCCGACGTTGGAGTTTCTGATTACGCCCGACGATTTTATGCTGGCTGCTGCTGAACGCCGTCCGGAGTTGCTCTTGCCGCCCAGTCAACGCCCGCAGTTGGCCTTGCCTGCCCCGCCAGAGGACTTCAAGAGCCGGGTCGATCTGCTCTACGGGGACGAGACGAACCCCACCGCGCATGCCCCCGCGTCCCCACAGTCAGCCAATAGCACGCTCACTGCCCCACCTGAAGACGAGCGCGACAAGCGCGCCCTGGTGAACCAGATCAACATGGAGCTGCGCCGTCGCCAACTCCTCCAGGCTGACTTCTGGCCGGATATTCTGGCGTCGTATGGCGCCACGACGAAGGGACAGCTACCGCTGGCGGTGTTGCGGGAGACGCGAGATGAGTTGCAGGCGTTGGAGGCGGAGGCGGACGTAGATGCGCCTTTGCCCTTTGCCCTGGTGAAGGAGGAGACGGAGGCGCTGCCCTTTGGGAGTGATCCCGAGGAAGCAGCGGCCCAGGGCAGCGAGGCGTAACCCTATTTCCCCTTGAGGCGCGCGTGGATACATTCGAAGACATTCAACGCAGATTAGCCGACGTGAAAGGGGACTTGTCACCAGAGGAGGTGTTGCAATTCGTGCTGGAGTCGGAGCCTTCGGAGTGGTTTGAGCCTGGGGCGCTCATCGTCCTGGCGCACTTCCGCACTGATCGGCATTGGGGCAAGATCAAAACCTTCGCGAAGCAACGCGGCATCTTTCCCCCGGACTTAGAGAAGGCTGTAGACGCCTTCTCGCTCCAGAACGGCCAGCAGCACAAGTCCATCATCTGGCCAGACCTGACCCCCTGGGACATCATCAACGCGACGGAATATGCCCCGCCTGCATGGGTCATCCGAGGGCTGATTCCCGAAGGACTGACCTTCATTGGCGGGTTGCCCAAGGCGGCAAAATCCTACCTGGCGTATGACCTGGCTGTCGCAACGGCTGGATACGGGAAAGCGCTCGGGCACTTTGACGCAGTGCGTGGACGCGCCGCGTATCTGGCCATTGAGGACCAGGAAGGCGACTCAAAAGAGCGTATCTTGTCGATTCGCCCAGACATCCACAATGCTTCTGACCTTTTTTTCCTGCATGGCGAAAAAATCCCGACGATTAGCACTGGACTCTTGCAGTTTTTGGATGCGCTGGTGACGAAATATCGTTTAACGCTGGTTATTATTGACCCGCTGATGTACGTCTATGATCCCCCGTCGGCCCGAAATACCGACCTGGCCCGTGAAGCGAAAGACTTTCTGCTTCCCTTACGCCAGCTCGCACGGGAGAAACATTTCTCGCTCGTCTTTGTGGATCACCGACGCAAGCAGGGACATCCTGACGAGGATATCTTCCAAACACTCTACGGCAGCGTTGGCAAGTTTGCTATTGCCGATGCCTTGATTATGGTGGTGCGGCAAGAAGACGAAGTGACGCTGAAGTGCCTGGGACGACGCATTAAAGACCAACTTTTACATTTCCTCTTTCAACATGAACCACAGACCAATACGTTTCGTTGGGAATTTCGCGGCGTTGGCGAATCCCATACCTCCAATTCATTGCAGAAGAAGATCCTTCAAGCCTTTCGTGATGCGAGAGCGAGAGGCGTAAAGACGCTGACGGTGAATGATGTGATTGACTTCGGGGAAATGATTCAGAGCCAGCAGGTCCGCAACAGTGTGCGGCAAACCATGTTCAAGATGTACAAGCGCGGTCAACTCTTCCGGATAGACAACGGACGCTTTCTCTTGAGTGAGGAGGATGATGAGAAAGAGGCTCTCCCATTTTGATCGTTAACAGCCGTTTACACCCGTTAGCAGGCATAGCAACCATTAACAGGCGTTACCGCTCGTTGACACCCGTTTCAATCATTAACACACCCCGGATTTTAGGGTGTAAACACCTGCCCCGTTTACACCCCCCGTTTACAGGTCTATGTGATTGAATTTATGGTTAAAACAGTCAAAGTGTAAACGTGTAACCATATATAAAGGGGGGGGGTGTGGATAACTTTTCGTTTACACCCGTTTACACCCGTTAGCAGTCATTAGCATTTATTGGCAAAAAAGTGACAAACTGTCAGAAAGGTGACAACATGTCAGATAGATTTCTCAACATACAACCCATGACCGCAACGGAGCTGCTGGCTCTACAATTTTGCCTGGTCCCCTGGTGCGAGCAACGCAAAGACGAGACACACCCGCATTTCTGCACGTATCACGCCGAGCAAGAACGCCTCCATCAACAAGAAATATCTTCCATCGAAGACCCTACAGAACCCTTTGCACTCAGCGTGCGCTTCCAAGTGCTCAAACGCGATCTGTATCGCTGTCAACTATGTGGGGTTGCCGCTCAGGACGGGCCACATGTCCGGCTTGAAGTCGATCACATTATCCCGAGAAGTAAAGGGGGAAGTGATGACATTGAGAATAAGCACACCCTCTGCTTTGCCTGCAATCGCGGCAAAGGGACGAGGGAGTTATAAATCATGACCCCTACCCCCACGCCGCTGGCTAAGGCCACCGCGCACCTTGAAGCCCTGGGCTTTGCCGTCGAGGTGGTGCCTTCCCCTGAGCACCAGGCGCCCGTCACCCTCACCCCCGCCCTCCACCTGAAACAGTACCTCGCCGCCTACGTCCACACCCATGCCCCCGACAGCGGCACGGCCATTGCCTGCGACCCGGCCTACCAGCGGCTCCTACGCCAGTTCGACGCCGCCTGCCTGGCGGGCGATCCTGTGGCCATCAAAACCACCGGCAATGCCGTGGCAACGCTGGTGAAGAAGGCCGTGACGAGTGGAGAGCGAAGAAGGGGAGAGACCGATGAGTTTTGACTGCGAACAGAGGATCTATCGCCAATGGGACCAGGAGGTCCATAAGGCCCGCGCTGCGGCAAAGGCTGCCAGGGAGGCATTGCGCCTGAGCAAGGAGGCCCCTCTAGAACCGACAACCTATATCAATGTGCCGCACCTCAAAGGCACGATCCTCCGCCTGACGGAGGCGGAATACCGGCGCGCCTTACACCGTGGCAAACTTTGGCAACGCGGCGAGCGCACCGCCGCGAGAAACCCAGTGGAGCGTGACGAGTGACGCCACCCCCGACACGCTGAAAGGAGCCCCCATGCACCGACACCTCAATGATGGCCTGGCGCCAGACCGGATGCTCCCAGGGCACACGGTTCTCGATCCCTTTCAACCCGTCCACGAGCGTGAACGCACCGTCCAGCTCATGGCCCAGGCGATTCGGGTCATGCACGCGGTCATCTGGGAAGCCTATCTGGCGGCGTATAAGCAACGGCTTAAGGAGTAACCCATGGCCTACTACCTGACCCACAAAGCCCCCTGCCCCACCTGCCACGGCGAGCCCCGCCCGCAGTGGTACTGCCTGCACTGCGAGGGCAGTGGGACGCTGACCACCGAAGTTCCGTTGAGCGAGGCGCTCCAGACGCTAGTAGAGAGCTTGGAGACGCGCCTGGAGAAACTGGAATGGCGCGCCGATATCCGCACGCTGAGCCTGGAGCACGTTGAGCAGCGCCTGCGGGCCCTCGAACACGCGCACGACATCCCCGTGCCAGAAGCCCGGGACGATTCTATGAGCACAGGACCAGGCCAGGATGTGCCAAATAACGCACCAGGGATAGCCTGCATTCCATTTACCTGGCTGGACGCGCACAAGGAGACGCCGAACACGCCCTGAGGCCGCTGAGGGGTCTTATATGAGAATTCTTGCGAGATAAGGAGCCGCCCATGTCGGATGTGATTGCTACCCTGCTAGCCGCCGGTTGGCGCTGGGAAATCCTGGATAGCGCTGAGCGACCTTGCCTGACGAATGCGCCGCCTGGCCAGACGTTCTGCATCGCCTGCGGTACCTGGCAAGCTAGCGCGACGTTTAACGCCCTGGCGTGTCGGAGATGCGCACTCATCCAGCGTCAACGCAGTGTCCAGAAGAAACCGGAGTTTTATCACGGCTATTCCCGTGGCTATAATCGTGCCTATTACTTGCGCAGGCGTGAAAAGCGTCTGGTCTATGCCAAGCAGTATTATTCCCGCCACCGCGAGCGCCTCAATGCGCAACGGCGGGAGAGGTATGCCGCCCGGCGCCGTACCCTCCAACAGGAGCATGCTCCTGACTGAGATCCTTCCCTCCGGTGAGCAGCTACGGGTGTCGCCTCTCGATAGCCACGATACGCGGCAAGCAGTGCAAGCGGGGCTTGCGAAGACCCGGAGGGAAGGAAACAGTGACGAGTGCATAGTCAAAAGAAGTGCATAGTGGGGGAAGACCCCCCCCTAGGAGAACTGACATGGACAGAGACCTCTATCTGATTCGTCTTAGAGCCCTTGAAACCGAGTTATCGCACTATGCGTACGGCCGTGAGGATGCGCGCGGCGAGCGCTATCCCGCCTGGGAAGCCCTCGCCCGGGCCCAGGCGGCTCTTGAGGATGCCATCGCAGAGGTGGAGGATCTGGAGGATGCCTTGAAGCCGCACCCTCAAGACGAAAGTGAGGCAGCCCATGCCTAACCCCGCCCCCCTACGCCGTCGATTCCGGATTGCCGATGTTGAGCTGAAGAGCTTTTCAACAGACTTCACCTTATGCGTTCTTGATGACCCCAATCCCGCAATATTGATGTCGCCTGCGGGGATGCTGCATCATCTGGGGGTGCTGGTTGGCCGAGAGTTTGCAGCCTCAAAGGGCCTCGAATTTACCGTGGAAATTACTGATTCTGCCCCAGTGCAGGGGCCCGCTCCCGTGAGGCTCCTTGACAAACTCCACGCCCTCGACGTCTGGAGTGAGGGAGACTGCGGCTGCGACCAGCTTTCGTGCGTTACGTGCGTGGCCTGGCAAGGGTATGTGTGGGCCGCCGAGATCATTCAGGAGACCTACAGACGCTGTCTCGCGCTTGGGGCGAAAACTCAGGAGCCTCCCCATGCAGCCCAGTGACCACACCGGTGTCCTCCGCCCCTGTCCGTCCTGTGCCATCCCCGTGCTGCATGCGCAAACAGGCCAGGGCATTGATGAACGCTGGTTCACCCTGGACAAACAGTCCGGCAATGGTGGCCAGCGCTGGGTGAGCCGGGGTACCAGTCGGCAGAAGAATAGTGACGATTGGCGGCTTGAGGTGGTGCAAAGTGCCGGGGACGGGTACCGGATGCACCAGTGTAAAAACCCAGTGAATAGTGGAGAGTGAAGAAGTGGAGAGCAGGGAGAACACGATGATTGACACTCTTGGCGACGTGAAAGGCAATCCCCATGACACCGTACTACCAGGATGCGTCTGTGACCCTCTACCATGGGGATATGCGCGAGATTGTGCCGCAGCTCAGTGGCCTGACGGCGGTTGTGACCGATCCGCCATATGGCCTCGAATTTATGGGTGCAGAGTGGGATCACGGGGTACCGGGTGAGGTGTTCTGGAGACAGATCCTCACCGCCTGCTTGCCTGGCGCGCCCCTACTGGCCTTTGGAGGCACGCGCACCTTTCACCGGCTGGTGTGTGCCATTGAAGACGCTGGGTGGGAGATCAGGGATACGCTCATGTGGGTGTACAGTGCGGGGTATCCAAAAAGTACATCGGTGAGTAAACAACTCGACAAAGCTCAAGGCTTGGAGCGGGAGATTGTCGCCACGGTCAAAAAAACACCAAGCGCATCAAGTACGAATATGCACGAGGGATGGCGGCGACCATGGGCAGAAGGGCACCCTAAGACGATGGATATCACCGCTCCTGCCTCACCCCTGGCCCGTCTCTGGGAAGGTTACGGCTCCGCGCTAGCTCCTGCATACGAACCCATCACCCTGGCCAGGAAGCCTCTCGATGGCACGCTGGCGCAGAACGTCATGCAGCATGGGGTCGGGGGGTTGAACATTGACGGAACGCGCATTGCGACAGCGGATGATACGACAACACGACACAACTCCTCCTCCTCCTCCTACCATACTCGCCTGATTGGGCACCGGCAACCCCGGCAAGAGCCTTACGTGACTGGCTCAACTCAGGGCCGGTGGCCGAAAAACTTCTTGATCTCCGACAGCCCTGAGGTACGGGCGTTGTTTCCGGAAACAACCGTAGGAGAGTTTAGTGGCCACCGCAATCTCCCCAAGACCAAGAATGCGTTTGGCACTTTTGCCCTGCAGGATGAAAAATCACATCCAGGAAGCTCCGGCTCTGCCGCCCGCTTCTTCCAGACCTGCGCCTACACCGACGCCGAGCGCGAGCAACTTGCCCGGCTTCACTACGCCGGGAAAGCCTCCCCGGCTGAACGGGGCCGCTTCAACGATCACCCTACGGTGAAACCCTTGGCCCTCATGACCTACCTGCTGAAGCTCGTGAGACAACCTGAACGCAACCTGATACTTGATCCCTTCTGCGGGTCTGGCAGTACGCTGGTTGCCGCCAAAGAACTGCGTTTGCCATGTATCGGCATTGACCAGAACGAACACGCTCTTGACATTGCGATACGCCGCCTTCGGCAAGAAGTCCTACCCTTCGTGACCTGAAAGGGACCCCCCATGAATCATACTGTCCTGTGCGAAGCCCTCGCCATCCGGCTTTTTCGCTGGGCATTTTCGCCAGAGTGGGCCGCTCTTCTCCCGCCGGGATGGCCCGCGAAAGCCGACAATCTCAACCGCATCGAAGAAGAGGTGGTGATCGTGGCATTACGGGAGGGCCTCGATCTCGATTGGAATCTGTGCCCCTACGTCCCGGACTACGCGGGCGATCCCATGGCCACCGGCCGGGTCTGGGCCTGGTTGGAAGCCCAGACGACGTTGCAGGACGTGACCTTTCATTATTGCCCGCAACGCCGGGCCTTGCGCCAGCACGGGAACGTCTGTTGTACGATCCGGCTGCTGGGAGAGCCCGCCTGTGCCGCCCTGGGGGAGAGCGCCCCGGAAGCGTTCTGCCGCGCGGTGCTGATGGTAGCGGATGTTCTCAAGCCCCAGGAGGCCCTATGACCTCAGTGCCCGTGATCCTGACGCATCATGTCCGGCTCGGCTACCGTGTCGGCTGGATTCTCGACACGGACGCCCGGACCGGCTGGGCCGTGGTGCAACTGGCCCGCATTGGCCGAGAACGGCGCCGGAAGCAACTGTGCCTCCCTTACCATTGGCTGAAGCCCTGGACCCCAGAGAACGAAGCGATCTTGCAGGCCGCTGGCGCCTGGCAACCGCCGAAGGATACGCATCCTGAAAAGGAGAAAACCCCATGCATGACTCCCTGACCGACACCGAACGACGGCGGCTCCTGCGGGACTGCCGCTATGTGGGCGCAAGCCGGAAGTGCCTGGGCGATCCCTGACCTGGCATCTGCCTCGCCAGGTGGCGACAGGAGGACCAGTTTGCCATGTATGCTTTACTCGAACGGTATCTTGAAGAAGAGGAATTGCTTGAACAGAGCCAGGAAGCTGAAGGGCTGTCCTGGCTTTATCGGCTGTGCGAAAGCAAGGCGGATCGCGCGGAATTGCGGGCCCGGGGGATTACGCCGGAGACGCGGGTGCATCATGTGTCAGAGTTGCCACAAGGAGCCACGCCATGCTGACTCCACACGAAGAACGCGCCATCCTCGAAAACGCTAGCGACTACAAGCGCAACCGTATTGGCTACGTCGATGCGCGTGGCCAGCGGCATCTGTGACCCTGGGCCTGCGGGCTGGAAGCTCGCTTTCCCGGACGCGTCAGGTTCTCGCCGTGGTCACCAGCCGCAGGGCGCCTGAGCATCGATAAAAACCACATTCCTGAGAGTGCCCTGGACGCCTATACGACAGATTTCCTCGATTGGCTACAGATCCCGCCCGGCCTGACCCTTCTCCATCGCATGCAGCACTATCTCAGCCTGCTTGAGGCCGAAGGCCCGCGCATCTTTGAGCGAGTACGGGAGACCACCCCATGACTATCCACTTCCCCATGAGTGACTACCCCCACATCAAGGAGGAATGCGCCATGCCGCATGCGTGCCCGAACAGTCCTGAGCGCGAATACCCCTGCAATGCCTGGTGTCAGCCAGGCGACGGGCTCCATGTCGATCTGGCCTATGCCGAGGCGGCGAAAAGCATGGGGGAGTTGCAGGCGGCGCATGACCAGAAATACGCCTGTAGGCACTGCCGCATCCTCGCCTGTGTGCTCGCGCATGAAGCCCCGACGGTCCATGTCCGCTTTCCCGACCAGCCCGCCTCGCGCCCGCTGCCTGTTGCCTATCGCATCACCTATCACGTGAGCAGGGAGGCCAGGCTATGACCATCCACCTGCCCATTGCCCCGGTCGGCTATCTGCGCCGGACCCACCAGGGACGCTTCAGCCCAGCCGCCAAAGCCTATCACCAGTATCTCGAACAGGTGCGTCTCTTGTGGCTGGTGCAGGCCCCAGGACTGGTACTCCCTGACCTGGTGGGTGAGATACGATTTCTGCTGGCTATGCCGCCAAGCTGGAGCAAGAAGCAGCAAGCCGCCATGGCCCTTCAGCCGCACCAGGGCCGTCTTGATGTGGATAACATGCTTAAAATGCTGTTCGATGCGCTCCGCCCCGGCGATGATGCACGAATCTGGCGGTGTGGCCCGGTCGAAAAGCGCTGGGATCACATCGGCGGGAGCGGGAGTATTACGATTACCATTTGCCCCTGAAAGGAGGTTCCCATGCTTCCCCTGCTCCTCGTGCTTATCCTCAGCCTTCCGCTCACCCTAGTGCACGCCTCGCATGTGCCCTCCCTGGCCTGGATGGGCGGTCTGTCCGGCAACGGTCCCTGTTGCGGGACCTACGATTGTGTCGAAGCCACGGTCGTGCTTCTCGGCTTTGAGGCCGAACATACCTTGGTGCAGGTTGGGGAAACGGTCCTGACCCTCCCATCAACCTGGGTGCATCCCTCAGAAGATGGCCAGGGCTGGTGGTGTTTTTCCCCCGCCGCGCCCATCCAGACCTACCGTGATGTTCATGGAGTGCGGCGTGCCGTCGCTCCAGCGGTGCCGACGAAAGCCAATAGCCGCTGCGTCTTCTATCACGCCGCGTGGTAAACAGGAGCCCCCTCATGCGAGACACCTATGACTTGATGCACGACACCACCGCGACCCTGGCCCTCTACCCTGGCCGCGAGGACGGCGAGGTGGCCCGCTACCGCCCGCCTCACCGGCAGCGTGACGTCTTTATCCCGCGCTACCGCCAGGGGCAAGCCCGGCGCGGCCTGGCGAAGACTGAGGTAGCAAGGCGAATGGGGCTGGTCCAACGGTAACGTGACCATCGCCCCAGGAGATATCCCCAAAAACCAAGAAGGAAAAGCGTATGTCACGGTATCTCATTCAGTCCCATGGAGATGGTTACGATCTCTGGATACAAGATAGCCAGACACAAGAACCTTTGACACCGTTCTGTGAGGATACCCCAGAGAACTTTGCGCGACTCAAAGTCTTGCGCGACCGACTTGAACTGGGTGAGAACCTTGATTATAGCGCACGGTTTAAAACGATGCGTCATATGGAAACCGTCAGGAATTACCTTCAGGCATGTATCCATGAACTCTTATGCCGCGCTGCAGCGCATGATCAAACCAAGTTGGAGTCTCCGGAAGTGGAAGCCTTTGACGCGATTACGCATGAGCTGCGGGGGATGACCTATGGATCTGAGGAATACAAAGCCACGCTCAAGAAGTACCAACCAGCCATTGATCATCATTACCATTTCAACCGACACCATCCGGAATATCATGGCACCGTAGAAGGCATGAACCTCATCGACCTGCTAGAGATGCTCTGCGACTGGAAAGCCGCAACCATGCGTCATGATGATGGGAATCTTCACACCTCGATCACGATCAACAAGGAACGATTTCAGTACGGGGAACAACTGGCGCAGATCTTTCGCAATACGGCAATTTGGCTCGAAGAAACGCGCGTGTTTCACAAAGCACATGAATCATAAAGGACTCGCCTATGCTGCATCACCCCTTGCCCTACAAGCTCCTCATTCTGGACGTCGACGGTACGCTCCGCCGCTGCGTCATCCCTGGCCAGCCCTGCCCCAATAAGCCTGGGGAATGGGAGGTGCTGCCGAATGTCAAGGCGACGCTGGCACGCTACAACTCGTTTACGACCGGGATCGCCCTGGCCACCAATCAAGGCGGCGTGGCGTTGGGCTATCTGAGTGCGACGATGGCGGCGGAGCTGTGCGAAGTCCTGCTTGACGACCTTCTTGAGGACTCCGAGTCTTACCGAAGCGTCTATCTGTGCCCGCACGGCCTGACGGAGTATTGCCACTGCCGCAAGCCATCACCATTCATGCTCCTGCTCGCCGTACACGACTTCAACGCGCGGCGGCAGGACCTGGTAGGCTTGCCCCAGGTGCTCTATGTCGGTGATCAACCCAGCGACCAGGAAGCGGCGCGCCGGGCGGGCATCGATTTCCATTGGGCAAGTGACTTTTTCGGCTGGCCGGAGCCCTCGCCGATCTATCAACCGGCGTGGTGAAAGGAGCCCCCATGCCCCACCCCTGGACCCGTCAGGATGCCCTGGCCTATCTCGCGGCGTATGCTGAGCGCCACGGAATGCCCAAGAACGCCACGGCCTGGCGGGAGGCGCCGGGCCATCCCTCGTATATCGTCTTGCAACGGCTCTTCGGGCGTGACCAGACCTGGCAGCGCTTTCTTGCGGCGTACGAGGATGGCCGTGTCGATGTAGACCCCGATCCCATGTCGCCGTATACGCGACTCAGCCGCGACCTATTCACCACAGCGCTGGCGCGCCTGGAGTGTGCCTGCCCGCGCTGTGACAGGAGAAGATAACCATGCCGAAATTTGACGTCGTTGAAACCACTATCTACCAGGTCCAAACCCGGCGCCGTGTCGAGGCGAGTAATGAGGATGTCGCCCGGCGTCAGGGCCAGGTTCGGGCTATTCGCGATGCCGACATCATGCAACAGCTCCTGCAACTGCCCGAGCCGACGACCACAGAGGATCGCCCCGCGTCGTTCTCGAATCCGGTGGTGCAGCAGGTCCGGCGCTGGACGCTGACCCGCGTCAAGAGCGCCTCGCAGACGATTCAAACCACAGCATTGGAGGTGAAACCATGAACGTCACCTGCCCGCTCTGTCGCGGGACGAGATATGTGCGCCGGCTCGCGTGGACGACTAGTACAATTTGGCAAGAATCGGCACCCCGCGAAGAGACCGGCGCGACGCTGTGCCCTAAATGCCTGGGTGATGGCACGATCGTGCAGGCTGGAGCCCATACAGGCGCAACCAATACGGCGGTGCAACCCTGACACCTATGCACATAGGCGGGAGGATTTCTTATGGCACGTCCACGCGAAGCGCATGACTCCCCATTGCGCTGTTGGGCCGACACGGTGCTACAAGATCGACTGCAACTCCTGGGACTGCTGTGTGCAATCAATAGAATGACCCCTCACCTGGTTGAGCAGGCGATAGGAAAAGGTTCCAGTTACATGCTTCGCTGGCAAACGGAGTACCGGGCTTGCGCGTATGAATGGCACCGTCGCCAGGTGAAACAGCAACGATTGCGCCGTCATCGACGGCGCGGGAGGTAAAGCTATGACGCTGCAAATGCGTTACGACCCCGAGCGAGGCGTCTATCGCGAGTGCCGGTTTTGCGCCGGTTTGGGGTGTCTGGCCTGCCCCGGAGAGGCCCGAAAAGCCTATGATGCAGCGCAGCCGACCCTCGTGGCCCGGTTCGACATGACGTCCCCGCTCGACCAGGAAACCCTGCGGGCGATCATCCATATTGACCGTGTTCGCCATGCCTTTTCTCCTGGAGGCGGAGGGCATGATGAACTGGAGGCCGTGGCGCGTGAGAGCTATCTGCACCGACTGCTTCAGGCGTTGCGGACCCGCGTGGCACATACGAAACACCTGAGTGGAGGAGGGAGCGCATGACCTCTGAACCGTATTTCACCGCCCTGGGAGCCGTCTTGAAACACGAAGGCGGCTTTAGCGACCACAACGACGACCCTGGTGGGGCAACAAACCAGGGGGTCACTCTGGCCACATTTCGCCAGTGGTATGGCGAGCAACAAACCGTCGAGGATCTCCGGCGGATCACCGCCGCACAATTGGCTCTGATCTATCACCAGGGCTATTGGGCCGCCTGCCACTGCGACCAGCTGCCTGTGGGCATTGCGTATGTGGTGTTTGACCAGGCCGTTCATTCCGGCCCACGCCAATCCATGCGCTGGTTGCAAGAGGCGGTTGGGGCCGAGAGGGATGGACTCATGGGGCCGAAGACCCTTACGGCGGTGGGCCAGCATGCCGCCGGGGACATCATTCGCCAGATGTGCGTCTCCCGGATTCGCTTTCTCCATTCGCTGCACAGCGGCGGCCTCTGGCAGACGTTTGGCCGGGGCTGGCAACGCCGCGTTGACGGGGTGTGCGCACGAGGGCTCCAGATGACCTGGGGCGAGGGATGATGACGCCTCTCACCCGTCTCAGCACCCGCCAGTACCGGCGCCAGCTATGCCCCAGGACGCCGACCCTCGCCGCCATGCCCTGGTGGTTTCGGGCCCTGCTGATCGCGGCGGGGTATATCGTGGTGGCGTGGCTCGAGGTGGTGTTTTCCCCTGCTCCGTAGCCCTGCCCGTGCCCAACACACAGAACCCGCCATCATAGTGCTTGACAAGCCCGCCGTAGCCGTGTATGGTGTGCATGCCTCTGTCTTTGTGCGTGTGATCGCCATTACGCTCTGCCATGGGAGGTCCTATGCCTTGTGTGTTGCTTGCCTTCACGCTGCTGCTTCTGTGGCCTGCCTTTGCTGTCGCCCAAACCTCCTGCTTGCTGGCCTGGCAAGCGCCACTCACCATGGAGAACGGCGAGCCACTCACCCAGGTAGATTTCTACACAGCGTATCAAAGCGACAATGCTGTGTTTATGACCTCAGTCGTGACAAAAATTGATGGAGACGCGGTAACGCAGGCACTCCCCTGTACGGATGGGCAGTATTTTTATCTGACCGCCACGGCCTGTACCAATCCCATGGCGCAGACAGGGTGCCAAGAGAGCAAACCTAGCAACGTGATACAGGCCCAAAAGCCTCTTGCTGTCACGATCCCCAGTCCGCCGACGCTGATTGTCATTGACCTGGGGCCTTCACCGGTACCCGTAGAGCCCCCGCCCGACCCGATCACCATCCCTAACGTAGGCTACTACCTCTTGCTGAGTCCTCATGCCGACCGGAGGGAACCTGTCGCGCTCGATGGGCAAGTGCTCTCGGGCACGGTGTATGTCTTTGCTGAGCGCGTGGTACATCTGGCTTTTCAAGAGCCTCCCGCCATCACGCGGGTGAACTTCTGGCTCGTGCCTCTGCCTACGGCCAGTAATCCGTATCGTAGTGAGAATGGGTATCCATACGATCTGGGCGGAGGGAGCGCCACACAAGCCGATCCCTGGGACACGCGCATGCTGCCCAATGGCGAGCAGACGATTAGTGCCCGGTTTCTGCTGGACGATGGCACGCGGGAAGAGGTGAGTGCCACCGTCACGGTGGCGAATTGAGGAGCAGTGACTCGTGACAAGCAAAGCAGTGAATAGCCAGGAAGTGGAGAGCAGCGACTTCGGCCTACGCATCGCTGGCGAATGCGCCATGCGTGATGACGGCCGGGAGATACCCATCCAGCCGACGTATCCCTCCCTTCGCCAGATCGTCCACCTCGGTACTCAAATCGTCCAGGGGCAAGTGGTGTCGCTCTTAGGGGAAATTCAGGCGCATGAAGTCACAGCACGACGCCAGATTGCCACGCCCTTCCCCGATCTGATGGCACTGCCGGGAATCCTGGAAGCGAGCCAGGCACTGCTCCAGCATCATGAGGCGGTGCTGAAAGCCAAGGCCGCCTGGGAGGGAGAGAAGCGTGCCGTATAGCAAGACCGTTGACGTCGACGAACTCCTGCTCTGGACTGGTGGGGCCACCGGGGATATCCCCTACTGGAACGGCAGCGCCTTTGTGCCCAGCGTGCTCACCTATGTTGACGCGGCGCAAGATGAGCTGGTGGTCAACGAGGCCGGGGCTGATGTCGACTTTCGTGTTGAGGCGGTGGGGCAGACCAATGCGGTGGTTGTGCAGGGGAGTGATGGCAAGGTAGGCATTGGGACAGGGAGCCCCTCCGATCTCCTTGATGTGCGGGGCGATGTGTGGTTTGGGCAGCATAGTACGGCGTCCTTGATTAAGATAGGGGCAATCGGCAATAACAATTTTGGTTCATTATCAAAGTTTTCTCTCAAGTTTAATGGGAGGCAGACGCTAGATTACAATGTCACTGATGGCTCCCTCGATATCAGTGCGCCTGTGCTGAATTATATTCGCCTGAACCACCGCACTATAGTGGGGACAGGCACTATTGTCGCAGGCATTGGCTTGGCAGTGATGAACGGCAAAGTCGGCATTGGGACAGTAGCCCCTGGCACTCAGCTCACCGTGTATGAGTCCACCGCGCAGACCAATACGGTCCAGAATCTCTTCACCCTGAATCATTTCTCGACGGCAACGCCCGTCGCCGGATTCGGCGGGGGCATCAGCCTCAAGCTGAAATCGTCCGTCACGGCGGACCGCGACGCGGCGGCTATCGAGTGGCTCTGGAATGTCCCGACCGACGCCGTGCGCCAGGGCGAGCTGATCCTGTCCGCCTACGACACGGCGAAGCGTCGCGGCGTCCATATCCGAGCGAGTGGAACTGCTCCAGAGCTAGGGTTTCTGGAGGCTGATCCTGTGCCTCGTCAGGCGCATATTGCTGACGCCAGTGGCGGTGGGGGCAATATCGACGCTACGGTCAACGCCATCCTGGACGCGTTGGAAGCCTTTGGTCTGGTGGCGACGTCGTAAGAGAGTGGATAGTCGATAGCGAAGAAGTGACTAGCGGGAAAACTTCACGCGATGCTGTCCTGGCTATCCCCTATTCACTCGTCACTATTCACTGTTTCCAGAAAGGAAACTCATGGCCACTGAAGCCCGGAAAAATGATTTTGCGACCCTGGTCCGCCAGCAGACGCGGGTGTTGTGGGACACGTATCACAGCCTCCTCAGCCTGCAAGATGAGTGGGATGCACAGGACTACACCGCGTCGCTCGCCTCTGGCCTTGCTGGTGAGAATGCGGAGATCACGGTAGGCCAGCTCAGCTCCGTGGTCTTTGACACGACGAATGCGGTCAAGGTGTTAATGGATGGAGGCCACGCGACGAACGTCACGAATATTTTGTAAGGTGGATGACCTATGTCCGGAGAAATCGTTATTGACGCTCCTGCCCTCTCGGGTAGTACGCTCTTCGCCCTGCTCTTTAATGATACCGGGCTGGTGTGGGATAGCGTCGATGAGCAAGACGAGGTCTTCACTGATGCGCAGATTGGGCAGTACGACATTGCGCTGGCAGAACAGGGCACCGCCAGTGGGCTCTTCGCTGGCGATATGCCGGCCAATGTGCCTGCAAGCATGCGCTGGTATAGCGTGCGACGGCAAGCCGGGGGAAGCCCGGCGGTCACAGACCCGGCCGTTGGCGGCAGTGAAGTCCGCGCCTGGACGGGCACGGCCTGGTTAGATCTGAATACGCTGGGCGGCGCCACTGCCGAGGCAGTCCGGGAGGAGATAGACGCCAATAGCACACAACTGGCGGCGATTATTGTCGATACCGAGGATCTGCAGAACCGGGTGCCCGCCGCCCTGACGGGCGCTGGCCACATGCCGAGTGACCTGCTGGCCTTGAACGGCGTGGTCGCCTCTGCGGCGAAGCTCGAACGGTCCGCCTCAACGATTGTCACCGGCACGGTGGATACCGGAACCTTTAGCCCGACGGCGACGGAGTTTGAGGCCGATGACATTACCGAGGCCACGGCCGATCATTACAACGGGCGGGTGATTCTGTTCACGTCAGGCGCCTTGCTTGGCCAGGCGACGGACATTATGGATTACGCGCTGGCGGGCAGTAACGGGCACTTCACGGTGACGAGCTTGACCGAGCCGCCCGGCAATGACGCGACGTTTGTGATTGTGTAGCATGGCAGGCATCACCCGACTCAGCCCATCAGGCACGCCTGGCGTCCCGTATAGCCCCTTCGCCGGGAAGAGCAGTAGTGGAGGCCCCAGACCACCGGGGCAGTATACGCGCTTAGGGGTGATGGCGACTCCCACGCGGCGTTACAGATCGTTCAGTCAGGAAGGCGGGGACGAGGGCATAGAGAGCCTCTATATCCTGTTACGGCGGCGACGACTCGGCAGGACGGCCGAATGAGGATGTCATGGCAGTCAGCCCGACGGTGTTAAGCGAGGACGAGTATCACGTGCTGCTGCAATGGACGCTCACCAGTGCGGACGATGTGGCGTTGCCCTCACCGGCGTTTCCCCATCGCAGTGAGAAGACCGTCGACGTTTACGAAGCCGGGGGGAGCGGTTGGAACGGCGCGACCGTGGACGTGCAGGGCGACCTGAACAAGACGGGCACGGGTGAGTTTAAACTGCTCAACTCGATTCCGCACACGCAAGACTTACGTTTTACGGCGGACTCGACCAAGCAGTGGGTCATTTTGCCCAACGTCACCCGCCTCAAACCCGTCAGGAGCGCCGGCACGTTGGGCACCGCCGGGGTCATCGTCAAAGTGCTGGTGGTATCATACGTCAAACGTTTTCGTTGAAAGGAAACGGCATGGAGCAATCCCCGCCACTTGACCTGGCTGACACCAAGGCCCTCCTGGCTGAACTGGATGCGTTCTTACGCCTGTTCCATGGCATAGCGCGGGTGCGGGCGTCGCTGGGCACGGAGATCCAGACGCTCCTGACCCAGGTGCGCGACCGTGAAACGATTCTGGCGCAGTGGGACGCCAGGATTCAGGCCGCGCAGCAGCAGGCCCAGCAGGAAGAATCGGCCGGCAAGCACAGCCTGGCCCGACTGCAGCAGGCCATTCACGACTTGCGAGGCACCTACGAGACCAGGCGGGCGGCAGCGGAGCACACGCACGCGGAACAGTGCCAGGCGTTGCAGGACGCCTATGGCGAGGCTGCCGGAGCACACGCGGCGCGGCTTGAGGCACTGACCGTCAGCGAGCACGAGGCGCTGGCCCAGCATGAAGACCGCCTGGAAGGCATGCGGCGCGCCGAAGCGCGCGCGCAGGAGCGGCTCAAGGACATTGAAACCCGGCTGGCGTCCTTACGCCAGGCCGTAGGCTAACGGAGGTGCGTATGAGGGTTCGCGTCTTGGCGCTGGTGCTGCTCTTCCCCGTGCTCGTTGCAGCCCAGGGACGGCAAAAAGTTCTCCATGCCGTCCCTGGCACGGGTGACGATGCGAGCGCCAACGGCATTGTACTTCGGACCGAAGACTCCTCGGTGGTCACCGTGCAGAATACCCGCGCAGGGAGCTGGGACGGCACGCTGACCTATGAAGTCACGGTTGATGGCACGAACTGGCTTGGCATGCTGTGTCGCCAACTGAGTGACAATACGTATGTGGCCAGCACGTCCAGCGCCGCGAATATCGTGGAGTGCCCGGTGGCCGGGACATGGGGATTCCGTGCCCGGATCTCCGGCCAAAGCACCGGCAGTACTGTCGTGACGGCCGGGGTGGCGCAAGTCGCGCGGGTGGCGCCGATGTCGAGCAGCATGGAGGACTTTGGGACCCTTGTCGACGGGGGCTTGTGTGTCTACGAGGAGGCCGCCGGCGAGGTCAACTGCGATGCCAGTCCTACGGCTGTTGGTGCCGATAGTATTGGCACCGCCGAACTCGATGACGGCGCGGATACGCCTGGCTCCGGCCAGTATCTGCGCGTGGATACCGTCGATCAAGCCGGAATTGAATACCGGACGGTGGCTGAGGTGCTGGCTGATATTGGCGCCGAGTCAGCCACCAGCAACGATTTTGACCCGGATCGTCTTGCGGGTGATACGGGTGACGATAATTTGATTGATGACGCGATCATTGCCGCGTCCATTGCCAGGGACAGCGAGTTGCCTACGCAAGCCTCCCTCAGCGTTGATGACCTGATTAGCCTCTCTGGCGTGGCGGAGGGCGCGACCCATCTTTCAACGTTCACGGGCGACACGCTCACCGACAATGTCACGATTAAGGACGCCTTGCAGCTCCTCGAAACCGCCGTCGAGAGCGCCGGGGGATTGAGTACAGACAGTGTGGGGACCGTGGAACTCGACGATGACGCCAATACCCCCATTGCCGGCGATGTCGTGATTGTCGAAGCTGGCGCAGCCTCTTTTGATTACCTCACTCTTCATGCCGGCACGAATCTTGCCGCTGACCTGGAGGAAGAGACGCACGCCAGTGAGCATGCCGAAAATGGCAACGATGAACTGCTGGGCGAAACCCTGGGGACGGCGTGTACTGAAAACCAGATCCTCAAAGCCAACGCGACCGGGGGGCTCGCCTGTGCGGCTGACGAAACCGGCAGCGGTGCACTCGGGGCCAATCTCTCCAGCACGACGAATGACATCCTCAGCGACACCGGCAGCGTCTTGCTGGGCGGCACCGGCAATATCTTCAACGAAAATTTGGTGTGCGATTTTGAGCTCGAGGATGAAATCGCTTGCACCAGTACGACGGGCGCCACCGTGTTCAATCTCCAGACGTTCACCGTGGAAGCTGGCGCCTTCTCGGGAAATATTACGGGGAATGTTACGGGAAACGCTGACACGGCCACGACCGCCTCCACGGCTACGGCGCTGGCGGCAAACCCAACCGATTGCGACCCAAACGAATTTGCCACAACCATCGCTGCCAGTGGCAACCTGACGTGCGCCGCCCTCACCGATACGGACGTCCCCAACGACATTACGGTTGACCTGGCCACGCTCGCCTCGACAGTGACGGTCATCGACTCCACCGACGCTACCTCGTTCGTTGCCCTGTTCGATTCCGCTACAGGCACTTTGCCAGTCAAGACCGATGGCGCGCTGCTCTACGACGCGACGACTGGCGGCCTCAGCGCGACGTCCTTCACGGGTGCGGTCACTGGAAATGCCTCAACCGCTACGGCCCTGGTGGACAATCCCGCTGACTGCGACCCCAACGAATTTGCGACCACGATTGCCGCTGATGGAGACTTGACCTGTGCCGCCATTCAGGACGCTGACATTCCAGCAACTATAGCCCGTGACAGTGAATTACCGACGCAAGCAACGTTGAGCGTTGATGACCTGATTACCCTGTCTGGCCTCGCCGAAGGCGCGACGCACCTCGGGAGTTTCACGGGCACGACGATCACCGACATGCTGCCTATCAAGGATGCCTTGCAGGAACTCGAAACTGCGATAGAGGCGGCTGGTGGGCTCGGCGCTGACAGCGTCGGGACTGACGAACTCGATGACGGCAGTGATGTGCCTGCGGTGAATGAACTCGTACGTGTCGATTCCGCGTCGAGTGGGCAGCTCGAATATGGCCCCTGCACGATGACGGACACTGGAGCAATCGACTGTCCCGCGCCTGCCACTGATGGCGGAGCCATGACCCTAAAGGAAGGGCAGGACGATGGCACGGATACCTTTAGCATTTCCATTCCTGCCACCGGCTTGACGGCCACTGTTGACCACGAAATGAATGCGAGTGGTGAACTGCCGGTCTCCGTCATTCAGCGGACTGGCTCAGACTCCACCGTGGTGACTGGCACGGCGGGGACCAGTGGGAATCTCGTGCAATGGAACGCGAGTGGGGGCGTCGCCGATAGCACGGTGGCAACGGCTGATGTGCTGACCACAGCAGAGAGTGGAGTCCCCGCAGGGGGCATCCCCGTCGTAACCAAGGTCGCGACGACAAGTTATACCATTGGGACGACAGATGCTGCTGAGGCTTGGGGTGGTGTGATTTATGTGACTGGCGCGGCAACGATTACTGCTCCAGCTATTGCTGCTGGCATGTCGTTTACCGTGATTACAATCGGTGCTGTTGCTGTGTCTGTTGATGTCAACGCGAGTGATCTCATGACGTTGGACGGTGTGGTTCTCGATGACGGCGACAAGGCCACCAATACAAGTACGACTGGAGATATCCTCGTCTGTGTGTATAGAAATGTCAGTGGATGGTATTGTGCTTCAGGCAGTAACGATGGCGATCTCTGGATAGACGGAGGCGCCTAGTGAGACGGTCTACATACCTCTATTATACTTTTCTGGTCCTGTGTTGCTGTAGCCTTCTGGCGTTTCCTGTTGGTGCCTCTCTCACCCAACAGTCTCTGATGAAGGTTGCGAAAAGTCGCGTCCTCGCTGGAGGCGGGGAAACATGTGACCTCCTCGCCGACGACTTTGAAAACACCGACGGCGTCGAGCTAGTCACCCACACCTGGACGGCAGATGGCACGACCTGCCTGACTGATGCCTGTGAGATTGATACAGCAAGAGCCAATGATGATAGTGTTGGTGGGCAATTTGGCAGTGCGGGAAGCAGCAGCGGCTTGCTGAATCACAGCGTCGACACCACGGCGTATCGGCTGGTCAAAACATTTGCTGAGCAGGCTAGCGGCACGTTTGTGGCCGAATTTGCCATCCAATTTGACACGACCGCTACGACGAACAACGAGCAGTTGTTCAGTTTGACGGATGGCGCTCATGTCTTCGACGCCACCACAATGGTGTTTTTGCGTCGGCAAGGGACCGCGTTGCAGATCCGTACGCCGCCCACGGCGACCTGGGAAACGATCTGCGGGACGCCGTGTTTCACCGCTGACACCTGGCACCGTGTCGAAATCGAGGTGAATGCGACCGCTGAAACCTTCAACCTGTGGATTGATGACACGCAACGCGCCACAGATAAGCCCTTTGCCGTGTCAGGGGATATCGATCGAGTGACCATCCAGAAACGATCTTCCGCTGATGCGCAACCCTCGACATGGATTGATACGCTGTGTATCTACTCAGGAGCACGCCCGTGAAACAACTGCTCTGTCTGCTCTGCCTCCTGTGTTTTCCCCTCGTCGTCTGGGCGCAGTTTTCCTCTTGCGGCACCGATTGCCTGGAAGCGGATACGTGCAGTCAGGCCAATGTGGCTGCCACAGTGACAGCGGCTGATGCCGGGGATACGGTGCAGATTCCGGCAGGGAGTTGCACGTGGAGTGATCCAGTGGTAGTGACGAAGGCACTCAATATTATTGGTGCTGGGCAGGGCGTCACGATCATTACCCAGAATGGCCAGTCCGATGGCACCTGGGATCTTGATCAAGCGTCTGGAACGCTGAGCCTCGGGGAAATGACCATTAACGGTACCATTGGCGGCTTTAATGGGAGCATCCAGAGCATCAAGCAGGACAATACTCGGGTGCACCATATGACCTTCGATTTTTCCACAGACCGGCATGCTATCCGCGTCAATGGCAACCGCAGCAATGTCCTCATTGACAATTGCATCTTCACCGGGTCCACCCGAGGGGTGAATATTTTCGCCAGCTCGGCCTACTGGACGACGGCGGCTGAATATGATCCAGGCACCAGCAAAGGCGTCTACATCGAGGAGAGCACCTTCAATAGGAGTGGCGTGGAAGTCGTTGATCTCAATGCTGGGGGCGCCTATGTCTTCCGGCACAACGACGTCCCCAATGGCGGCAATGTGATTATCCACGGCGCTGATTCTGGAGACCGCTCAGGCGGCTACGCCGAGATTTACAACAACACCTTTGATAATCCTGGCGCAACCAGAGACTTCCCGATGAATTTTCGTGGTGGGAGCCAGATTATTTATAACAACACGATCACGGGTCCCTTCAATCAACCGATCAAAACACAAAACTATCGTTCGTGCTATACGGAAAACACGGGCCTATCGTTTCACGCGAATAATCAGAACGACTGCGAGCATGATTCGGTGAATGTGCTAGACGGTGACGAGAGTCCCGAGGATAATGGGTGGCCATGTAAAGATCAAATTGGACGCGGACCGAATCAGAGTAGCAAACCCAGCTATGAATGGGACAACACCCACAACGGTGGCAATGCCAACTTTAACGTGAATAATCTGGGTGGGTGTAGCAACCCATCAACCAATGACCATATACAAAGCGGGCGGGATTATTTCACCGACACAGAGATGCCCGGCTATACGGCCTATACCTATCCCCACCCACTGCAGGGTGAGCCACCCGAAGACCCCCCGGCGCCCAGTAGTCCGATGCTCGAAGGCGTGCAACTGCAAGGAGGACGATTACCATAGAGGAAGGAGCCCTATCACCCGACGTGGCCTTTTCACCCTGACGATAAACGGAGGAATAGCATGCATCGTTCACGTGTCCTGCTGGCCAGCCTCGCCGGCGTGCTCGTCCTGCTCACCACGGTCATGGCCGCGACGTTCCGCGTCACGACCACGTATCAATTCGCCAGCGGCCTGCAAACGGACAGCATTACCAGTCTGAGTGGCACCACGGGCGATAGCGCCATGGCCTTGCCAGCGAACAGTGTGGGGGGCGCCGAAGTCTCCGGCATGCCCCTGACGCTCACCTTTTGCGGCCAAGCCGACGAAAACGGCACCATCTATCTGTCGCCCACCAGCGGCATCAACGGCGTCGATTTTGCCGATGGTGCGGATTATTCCATTGCCGGCACCGCCTGTGATGGCCTGGACGGTGCGACGGAGGGCACGCAAGACCTGGTCATTTTCCCCGAGGTGGCCTTCAAGGTGATGGGCATGTACTGCATGACCAACGGCACCCTGGGGGCGTCCGAGGCGCTGACGTTGACGTTGCGCAGTGCCGCCGCCAATGTGACACCGTCCGTGAGTTGCGCTGTGGGCGAAGCGGCCACGAGCTGCCGTAGCCTGAGTGGGACAACGACCGATGTCGCCGCGGGTGCCGCGGTCGCGGTGCGGGCGGTCCAGGTGAGCAATAACTCCGATGACGATCTGTGGTGTCAGGTTGCCATCATGCTGCAATAAGGAGTCTCCATGACCGAAACAGGCCCGATTGGCACCTTACAGCGCCGTGTCCGAGAACTGGACGCGCGGCTGGACGCCCTCGAACAGAGCGACACGGTGCGCCCCATGCTGTCAGACGCCGACAAAGCCGCCTTTGTGCAACAGGTCTATGAAGGCGTAGTGCAGGAGCTGGTGCAGCGCACCCCGACCGCAGCGGCGGAGCTTGGCCAGGTGCGCGATGACCTGAGCGACATCGCCGGCAAACTCGAACAGCGGCTCTTTCGTCTGGAGACGCAGGTGCAGGCCACGGACCGCGCGTCACTGAATATCGGCCCACTGCTCACGGCGCTGCGCGGCGACAAACGCGCAGCACAAGGGCTGGTGTTGTGGGCCAAGCGGACGCAGGGAGGGACACGCGGGGCGTTGGTAGAGATCGTGGAAGCTCTTATAGGGCTGTAAAATATGACATTATCTGCATTTACAGGACTTTCGAAGCGACAGCAAGCCATGATTCCTGTGTTGTTATCGCAGCCCTCCATTCGCGCTGCAGCGCAGCATGGGAACGTCCAGGAGCGGACCATTTATCGGTGGTTGCAAGATCCCGGCTTCCAAGCGGCGTACCGTGACGCCCGTTATCTCGTCATGGATGAAGCTTTTGTCTTACTCCAGAAGCATTGCAGCGCCGCAGCGCAGGTTTTTATTGATATGATGCACAACGACGAAGCGCTGCCCTTTACCCGGTTGAAAGCCGCTGAAGCGGTCCTGAACACGGCCTTAAAAGGACGATCGATTTATGAGTTGGAACAGCGCCTCGCTGAGCTTGAGGGAAAATATTCCCTGGTCAGTGCTGCATCGAATGGACAAGCTCACGGGTAAAGCCGAGCGGGTCGCCAGTGCGCAGGAACCCCCGACGACCTCGCACGCCCACAGCGCCACCACCCTCATGCGCCTGGCGGGCATGGAGCCGGACCCCTGGCAAGAGCGCGTCGCCACGACTGACGGCGATCAACTCTTGCTGTGCCATCGGCAGGCGGGGAAGAGTACCATTGTGGGCGCCGTGGCCTTAGAAGATGCGACGAGCGAAGAGGAAAGCCTGGTGTTGTGTGTGTCCCCCTCACTGCGGCAATCGGGAGAACTCTATCGCAAGGTGAAACAGTTCTACAATGCCGCGCGTCCCATGGCGCTGCGCCGTGATACGGCACTGTCGATGGAGTTGGCGAACGGCAGTCGCATTATGAGTCTGCCAGGCAACGAGCAAACGCTCGTCGGGTTTTCGCGGGTCAAACGGCTGATCATTGACGAGGCCGCCAGAACGACCGATGCCATGTACTACGCCTTGCGTCCCATGCTGGCCGTCAGTCAGGGGAACATTTTAGCCCTCAGCACGCCCTGGGGCAAGCGCGGATGGTTTTACGAAGCCTGGCAAGGCAAGGAGGCAACCCAAGACGCGCTTCTGCGGCTGGAGGATATTGTCACCATTCTCGCCGGGCTCGGGATCACCGTCACCGAGGCCGACCTTCCGTCAGCGGCCCAATTGGCGCGGCTGGACTGGCACCGGACGCTCGTGACGGCGAAAGACAGCACGCGCCTGGCGAAAGCCTTTTTGGCAAGGGAACGACGGGATGTTCCGGACCTCTACTTCCGGCAAGAGTGGTTGTGCGAGTTTGTCGAAGCCATGGACGCGGTCTTTCGCTACGACGATTTGCAGGCGACCCTGCATCCGGAATTGACGCCGTTGTTTGTGCCGAAACCGGAGGAGACCCTGTTAGATAGCAAGGTGCATCCGTTGTTCCAAGGAGTATCGATATGTTAGCGCCCTTCCTTGTGGGGCTGGACGTCGGCCAGCAGCACGACCCCGCCGCGTTGGCGATTGCCCAGCGCGAGACCGTGACGCTCGGAGACGAGACGCAGCCGCGCTACCTGGTGCGCCACCTGGAACGCTTTGAGCTCGGCACGGCGTACCCCACCATGGTGAAGCAGTGCCAGGCATACCTCGGCGCCCTGCCACACCTGCCGACCTGGCGCGGCGGGACGCCCCTGGAGAAGCCGTACCGCTTCCTGGTGGATGCCACCGCGGTGGGACGGCCCGTGGTGGATATGTTTCGGCATGAAGGCATCCCGGCCATTGCCGTGACTATGACGCATGGAGAGCGCATCACCCAGCATGCGTGGAACGATTTTACCGTGCCCAAGCGGGCGCTTGTGGCCGCGACGATTGTGGCCATGCAGCAACGCCGCTTGCTGGTCGCGAAGGAATTGCCCCACGCCGCAACGTTCGTCAAGGAGGCGCAGAATTTCCAGTACCGGCTGACCCTCAAGGGCAATGACCAGTACGGCGCCTGGCGCGAAGGCACCCATGATGATGTGCTCTTCAGCGTCATGCTGCTGGTGTGGTACGGCGAGCAGACCAAGGCGTTCCCGCACCAGCGGCAAGGGCAGGCACAGACCTATGAAGCGGCGGGTTCGCCGCATAGCCGGATGACGACAACGCCCAGGACCCCATCCATGAACCCGTTTCAGCGAGGCATATAACCATGGCCACAGACACCGACCGACTCAACTGGCTTGATGCCGACGAGTACCGTTTGAGGGCGTGCGTTGACTATCTGCAATGCAATACCTGTTCTGTCCGTGAGGCCATTGACGCGGTTGCAGCGACGGACAAGGAGCCCCAACTATGGCCGTAGCCGAAAGCTCCCTGTCTGCCTATGCGCTGTACGACCGTTGGGAGTCGCTCAATAGTCGGATGCAGACGCAGTTGACCCGCTGGCGGGATATCGCTGATCTGGGGTGGCCGGCCAAGAGTGACATTTTACGCGGGGATTCCGGGTATTACGACGATGCGAGAGACCGAACCTTAGAGCTGTACGATCCGACGATGCTCCGGTCGCGCCGCCTACTCGCCGGGAACCTGCAAGCCGCCGTCACCAACCCGGCGCTGCAATGGTTCCGCCTGCGGTTTCGCCGCGACGAAGTGAACGAAGACGCCCAGGTGGGCAGCTGGCTCAGCGCCGTCGATGACCTGATGCTGCTGTCCTACAACAGCAGCAACGCCTATGCCGAGTTTTTTCAGCACTACGCGCAACTGGCGGCCTTTGGCACCGCGGCGACGTTCATCAACCAGCGCCAGGACTTGTGGCTCGACCATGGCACCTTTGCCTTGCGCTTCCAGACTCTGTATCCCGGCACGTACGTTATTGCCGAGGGGCAGCACGGGCAGGTCGACACCCTGATGCGCAAGCTCTACTTTTCGCCCCGCCAGGCCATGCAGCGCTGGGGCAACGAAGCCCCAGAACGGGTCAGGCGCATCATGGGCACCACCATGAATGGCCGGCCCATGGTGAGCCGCATCGACGAGCGTGAGCCGTATGTGCATATCGTCTGCCCACGGGAAGACCGGCACTACGGCAAGGAAGACAATCGCAATATGCCGTTTGCGGACGTGGTCATTGACTGCGACAGCAAAGACCTTGTCGCCGAGAGTGGCTGGGAAGAATTTCCCTTTGTGGTGTCGCGCTGGGAACGGGAGGGCCTGAGCGCCTGGGGCTACGGCCCCGGCCATGAAGCGCTGTCGGACGCCCGCACCCTGAACCGGCTCATCGAACTGTGGCTGCAAATGGCCGAACTCATGGTGCAGCCGCCCCTGCAAGTGCTCAACCAGGCGTTTACCGGCGTGCTCCGCTTCGCCCCACTGCACATCAATATTGTCGAGCAGCGCGACGCCGTAACGCCTATGAACGTGCAAGGCAATCCGTCGCAGATTCCCTTAGAGATTGCGCGCTTACAAAAGAGTATCCGCGACGCCTTCTACGTCGATGACTTACTGGCCTTGCCGCCGCCAGACGCCACCGGCAAGATGACCGCCACCGAAGTGGCGCAGCGCATCGCCCTCATGCAGCAGTACATGGGGCCGGTGTTTACCATGCTGCTCAGCGACTTTCTGGACCCCCTGGCCGACCGGGTGTTTGGGTTAGGCTTGCGCGCCAAGATTTTCCCACCGGCGCCGACGGCGGTCCTCCTGGAAGCGCAGCGCGCCGGTGGGCAACTCGATGTCGAATACGACGGGCCGCTGGCGCGCAGTCAGCGCATTGGTGAAGTGACCGCCTTTGACGACTTGTTGACGCTCGGCGACAAAATGACCGCCGTCACCCAGACCACCAGTTGGCAAGACAATTTTGACCTGGATAAAGGGATTCGCAACGCCGCGACGATTCTGGGGATCCGCCGCGATCAACTGCGCGATCCCCGGGCGGTGAGGCAGATCCGCCAGACCAGGGAACAGCAAGCCGCCATGATGCAGCAGGCGCAACTGCTCCGCGAAGGCGCGGCAGCACTGAAAGACGGCGCCGCAGGGATCCAAGGACTGCAGGAGGTCGCCGCATAATGGCTGACCAGGATTTTACAGATTTCATGCACCAGTTGCGGCACCCGCAACTGGAGAGACAACGCGGGGAGGGCTTCCGGGACTTCGTAGCCTTCATGCAACAGCTCCGCCGGCCACTGTTAGGCCCGGACGGCGCGCAACTCCTGGACTACCTGGAGGTGCACTTCTGCGAACGCCGGGACGTCCTACTCGAAAAAACCGCTGCGGGGGCAATCCAGGTCGTGCGGCGCATGTCCAGCTTTGCGGCCGACCCGTACACCACCGCCTGGCGCGAAGGCCAGCGCAGTGTGGTATTATTCTTGAAGGACTTACGAGACATGGAGGGCTAACACCATGGAAAGCACCCACCAGAGCATGAGCTACGGCAAGAAGAAAAAGAAACCAGGCGCCGCCATGGCCATGGCCATGGCCAACCCCATGGCGCGGCGCAAGCGGTTGCCGGCCAGTGCGGCGGCCAGTGCGGCGAAGGGAGGCGTACGGTAATGTTGAACGGCTATCCGGTCCCACAATCCGAGCCCCAAGAGCGCATGGTGTTTATCCCGTTTACGCTGCTTCCTGGCGGCCAACTGCGTATCGATCAACTCAGTTTCCGGGGCATGCCGCACCAGCACGGAAAGCCCTGGACCAGCTGGAAGCACACCCATGATCTGCTCCTGATGGCGGCGCAGATGGCCCAAAACAAAATGCTCGAAGAGATGCAGCGCGAGTCGCGCATTGCTGTGGCGCAGCGCCTGCCAGGGGAGGCGCAGTGATGCGACTGTTTCCAGCGTTTACGCTGAAGTGGCCTCCTCTCATAACGATGATTACGCCCTCTCAGGAGGCAGTACAGTCCTATCTCGATACCTGTGCAAGACGGATCGCCGAGCACATAGAGCAGCAAATGCTTGCGGCGCTGGAAAACGGCAGCACCCTGAACCGGCCCAGCGTCGTGGTGATAGATGAGTTCTCTCGGGAGGCAGTACAACGCTACCTCTATCACACAGACCAGGAAATGCTTGCGGCGACGGGAAACGGCAGACTACTTGAGACGATGACCGCAGAAGACATGGACGCCTGGATACGCCAGGAAGAGGAGTGGCTACGAACCCAGCAAGAGGAGTGGCCACGAACCCACTAAGACCGTAAGACCGACACAACCGCATACCCCGCGTTCCTGCCCGGATTAGCTCCCCGACGCAGAGCGCACTCTCGAAGCCAGAGAGACTGTAGCTACAGGCAGTCTTTCTGGCTTTTTTTGTGACCGAACGCGGGGGCACACTCGAAAGGATATGGTATGGCTGAAGCAACAGTAGAGACTCCCCCGGTGGCTGACGCGGCCCCACCCGAAGATCCCGGCGCCCAGGTGGCCACGGCCGGGAACTATGACCCGATGGACTGGCGCAGTCTGCCAGACCTGAGCGAGTTGCGGGCCGACCCCAAAGTCGCCAATGTGATCGACGTCTATCCCGACATGAAGCACTTCGTCCGGGACGCCGTCGAATGGCGCCAGGAAGTCGGCCGCCGCGTGCGCTTGCCGAGCGGCGAGAACGTCACCCCCGAAGACATGCAGCGTTTCTGGCAACAGGTCCCGGGCTATCCCAAGTCACCGCAAGGCTACGGCGACGCGGTCCAACTGCCCAGTCTCGGCCAGGATGCCGAGGGGCAAGATCTCGCCTGGGACCCCAACCAGCTCACCACATTCTGGGACACCGCGCACAGCATCGGCCTCACGGCCCCCCAGGCGCAGGCGGTCCTGGAGCAGTATGCCCGCAATCTGAGCGAGTCCCGCAACATCCTGGACGCGCAACAAGCGCAGACCGTCGAAGAGACGCAGCGCGAGCTGCAAAAGCGCTTTGGCGCCAGTCTCAACCGCCGGGTGGCCGCCGCCAGAAACTATTTCATGCGGACCCTGGGCAATACCGAACTGGGCGACCGTATCTGGCACAATGCCATGGAGCAAGGCTGGGGCAACGATCCCGACGTCATTGAGTTTTTCTCCATGCAGTACGATCGTTTTGGCGAGCCCGCAGACTTGCTCAGCGATAATCTCTTCCCCGTCACCCCCACCATGAGTGAGATGACGGAAGAGAAGCAGAAAGTGTTAAGCGTGGTCAATGATCCCAAGAAGACCCCAGCCGAGCGCGAGCTGGCCTGGACGCGCCTCAATCGGCTCAATGACCAGCTAGGACGCATGAGCGGCGCCACGCGCCGCTAACCGCCCCAGGGCACTGGAGGCAAGACCAGCCCGCAACGCATGGTCCCTCCTGACCGGGTGGAACAGGCACCTCGTAGACGCCACGACACGGCGAAGTCAGACCGGACGCCCGCAAGTCTGACGCCACCGACAGGGACTTTCCCATCACGAGGGGAAAGGTATGGCCGAAAGTATCTCTCAGTCTTTTGTGGTCTCGTTTAACGACATGGTGCAACACCTGGCGCAACAGAGGAACTCCCGCTTCGCCATGCACTGCTTGATGCATGAAGGCGTACATGGCGACCGCGATCCGTTTGAACAACTGCACTCAACACAGTCCAAGGAGATTACCGGCGACCGCTTTAGTCCGCGAGCACTCGGAGATGCGAGTCATGTCCGGCGCAGCGTCTGGAAGCGCGACTATGAATGGTCAGAAGGGATCAAGACGCAAGATGAACTGGCGCTGAATATCAACCTGCGCATGGAGTATGCCAAAAGCGCCGCGATGGACTACGCCCGCAGAAAGGACACCATCCTCCTTGATGCGTTGTTGGGCACGTCCTACACCGGCAAAAACGGCGACGTCACCGAGGCCTTTGATACCACCGCCTATAGTTCTGGCGGGCATGTCATTGACGCCACGGGTGGGATGACCGAGGCGATTATGCGGACGATACGGGAAGCCTTCGACGTCTCCGAAGAGATGTTGGAGGACATGGAGGATGGCGACCGCGATGCCTTCTGCCTGGCCCTGGCGCCCAAAGCGCACAGCGAACTACTGTCCGAAACGCAAACCACCAGTCGGGATTTTTACATGGATCCCATTTTTGGGCAAATGCCGCTGGTCAATGGGCGCATTCCGTTCTTCATGGGCTTCCGCATTCGGATCAGCAACCGCCTGACCTTGGCGTCCACCACGAGGCACAACATCGCGTGGCACCGAGACGCGGTCGGCTGTTCGGTGTGGCAGAATCCCATGGTGTCGATTGATAAACGTCCAGACCTCACCGGCAATCCGTGGCAGGTGGCCTTTAACTACTCGATGGGGGCGGTACGACTCAAACAAAGTGGCGTGTATCGCGTCGATACGTCTGAAGCGTAATTCTGCGTCACGCCAGTCCTGGAGATGGCGGGCGCAGGCGCCACCCTGCGGACGACATGAACAGGCGGCGTGATGTCTGGCACCATCCATACCACCCGGAGAAAGGGGTAGGCTATGGCGACTGTAGGACCTTATTATTCAACCGAGTACGATCTTCTTTATCGGACCTTGCCGGCAGATGTCGGCGTGCATCGCAACAAGCGCAGTCACAAGCGTATTGAGCGCTTCAGTTATGCCCAGGCTGCCACGGGCACCGATGGCGATCTGGTCTATGCCGTCAAAGTCCCAGGCGTGTCCCGCATCCTCCTGCCGGAGCTGTTCATTTATATGAGCGACTGGACCACCTCCACCACGCTGGACGTTGGCTGGGACGCCTATACCGAAGTGGACGGCGACGCCGTCGCCGCAGACCCAGACGGCCTGATCGATGGCCTGGATATCAGCAATGGCGGGGTGGCCGTGTTCTTTGGCATGGTGCTCACCGTGACCACCACGAACACCCTGACGATTGTCCCAGCAGCAACGATTGACAAGGAGTTCAATAGTCGGCATCCCGTGGATATCACGTTTACGATTGCGGGTGCGGCGCCCTTGGCGGCGGCCGTGCTCCATGGCTACGTGACGCTCGTTGTGTAATGGCAACCCCGTCTAAGGAGTCCCCGCTATGCCCGGCACCTCGTTGCGTCCCCCAAGCTTCGACAGCACCGAGACGCAGCGCTGGGCGAATGACGTGACCCTGGCGCTGCAGCAGTTGTTGCAGCGCTATCGACAACCGGCCTTTGGGCGTCCCGTGACGTTTAAAGGCCAGCGGGCGACCGCGTTAGCACCCGCCGTGCAGCCGACCGACGCCACCCGGCTGGATCAAGTGGAGGCGCTCATTGCGGGCATTGACCTCGAAGCCCTGACCAATTACAGCCAGGGCAGCTTTACCATGACGGCCACCGACATGACCACCTCGGTCACCGGAACGGCCGTGTATACCAAAGTCGGGCGTGTGGTCACCCTGGCGATTCCGAGCTTGACCGGCACCAGCAACGGCACCACGTTCGCCTTGAGCGGGCTCCCGGCCGACATTACGCCGTCGCAGACCAGTTTTTTTCGTGTTCCGGCGCAAGATAACACGGTGTGGCTGGAGACGGCCTGGCTGGAGACGGACGAGGGGTCAACCACCCTCAACCTGTATACGAATGTGTTGGCCTCCGGGTGGACGGCCAGCGGCACCAAGAGCCTGTGGTTCTGCCAGATCACATATCAAGCGTTGTAAGGGCATCCTATGACGAGTCCTACTGATATCTGCAACGTGGCGTTAGGTCTGCTAGGCGACCAACGCATTGCCGACATTAACGCCCCAGGCAGCGGCTTAGCGGAGCTGCTGCAACGCTTCTACGTCCCGGCGCGGCGGGCGCTTCTGGCCATGAACCGCTGGCAATTCGCCTCGGGCTGGATGCGGCTGAGCTTGCTCACCGAAGCGCCTGCTGCAGAGTGGCTAGCGCAGTACGCCATTGCCCAGAGCCATGCAACCGCCCCGCAGCCCGTCGCCATCTGGGACCTCAGTGACCATGATGTGCAGTGGGCGCGTGGCTATGATCCGATCACCCGGCAGCAAGTCGTCTATACCGATACCGAGCACGCCAGCCTGGCGGCCTATGCCACCTTCGACCTGCCCGATACCAGCCAGTGGAACCCCCTGGCGGTCCAAGTGCTGGCGCACAAACTGGCTGCGGATATTGTCCTGTCGCGCACCGGGCAAACGGCGAAATGGCAGGCGATGACGCAGGCCATGCAGTTCTGGATAGGCCAGGCGACCGCCAAGGACGGCATGGGACGCGCGCAGGCCGTGCAGCTCAACCGGGGCTTGACCCGCATTCGTTAAGGAGACGACCATGGACCTTCGCTGGACTCTCGTGGCCTTTGGGGGCACGCCGCCCTTACCGGCGAAAGCCCCCAACCCGCCGCCCCCGCCGCCCCCACTGCCGCCCGCCGCACCGCCGAGCGAGACGGAAGGCGGGGACATTGTCCGCCGGGAGCAGGGGCGCACCCGACGCCGCTTTGGTGTGCGGCAGACGATCCTTACCGGCAGCGGCATTGGTTTAACCGGCGACCGGCCACTCGGAGCGTAAATGGCCAAAGCGCATCTACTCCGCAACAATTTTACCAGCGGGGAACTGAGTCCGATCATGCTCGGACGCAGCGACCACCCGCGCTACGCCAACGGCCTGGCGATCCAGGAAAACTGGCAGACGCTCTCCCAGGGTGGCCTGCGTCGCCGTCCGGGGACGCGCTACGTTGGCGCGTCGAAGTATCCCAACCGCCTGGCCATTCTGCTCACGTTTGAGGCCAGCCTGACCGACGTGTACGTGCTCGAAGTGGGGCATGAGTACCTCTGGATCTACAAGGATGGCGCGCGGCTGAGCGCCATCGAACTCACCACGCCGTATCAGGAAAGCGAACTACGGCAGCTGCGGACCGCGCAAGCCAACGATATCCTGTTTTTGACCCATCCGTCCTACGCCGTGCGACGCCTGGCGCGCCTCTCAGACACGTCCTGGACTTTGACCACCGTGCGCTTTGACCCCCCGGCAACCTACGAGGCCGGCCATGCCGGGGTCGGCGATCTCACCCCGAGCGCCACGACGGGCCCCATTACCCTGACCTCCACCAGCAGCAGCGCCTTTTTGGAGGCTGACGTGACGCGGCAGATTCAGACCGGCACCGCCCGCCTGCTGCTGACCGCCTTGACGTCGGGCAGCGTGGTCACGGCCCGCGTCCTCGACCCGCTGTCCAGCACCGACCCGATTCCGGCGAGCGACTGGCGGCTGCTCGGGAGCCCCGGCGTCGAGTGCAAGCCCAGCGCCGCCGGCCCCATCGGCAAGGTGATTGACCTGGACCTGCAAGCCGTCCAGGACACCGAAGCCGAGCTGGTCACCAACGGCACCTTTGCGACAGACACCGACTGGACGGATTACAGCGCCCCCACCGTCGCCACCGGCACCACAGATACGGTGGGCACGGATACCGCCCTGACCGATACCGGCGCGACCTTTCTCAGTGCCGGGGTGGAAATTGGACACATCGCCTATAACACCACCGACAGTGCGCAGGACCGCATTGAAGGCGTCCCCGACGACACCACGCTGGTGACGGCAGAAGGCGGCGCCGGGTGGGATACCGGCAAAGCCTATACCATTCGCCAGACGGGAATCAGCAGCATCAGTAATAATGCGCTCAGCCTGCACGGACAGGAAAACGGCCTGGCCTGGCGCGAGCAAATCCTTGCGACGGTGACTGGACGGCGCTACCGTTGGCAATTTGACGTCGTGGAACAATCCGTCAGCGCGCAAGTGGGCAGCGCCTCCACCCTGTCCGACGTGGTGAGCGAGCAAAGCTATGTTGTCGGCAATGAACATGTGGTGGTGTTTACCGCTACCAGCACCACAACGGCGCTGCAATTCCGCAATAACCAGGACTATGCTGGCAAAGTCGCCAATGTTTCCTGCAAACTGTATTCGGCGGAGGGATGGCGCAGTGTCGACGACAACCAATGGGTGTACATCAATGGCGGGTTGTGCCGCATTCTGAGCATCACCGACGCCACCAAGGCCCGGGCCATGATCCTGGCCCCGCTCACCTCAGACGACGCCGCTGCGGCGGGCGCCTGGAGCCTGGAAAGCCAGGCGTGGAGCAGTACGCTGGGCTGGCCGCGCGCCATCCTCTTTCAGGGAGGGCGCATGATCCTGGCCGGGAGCGCCACCTTCTCGCAAACCGTGTGGATGAGCGAGAGCGACGGCCTGATCAACTTTTTCCATGGCGTCAATCCCGATGATGCCGTGGTCTTGCATCTTACGCAGAGCGGCGGCAATATCACGCTCAACCAGATTCTCTGGGCACTCCCCAGTGACCGCCTGGTCGTTGGCACCTCGCATGCGGAATACAGCCTGGTCGGTGCCAATGAAGACGCGATCACCCCGACAAACCAACCCACCGTGCGGCAGGGCAACACGCTGGGCAGCACGGACGCCGTTGCGCCGCTCCTGCTGTCGCGGTCGATCCTCATGGTGCAGCGGCAAGGCTCGAAAGTCTGGGAGTTGCAGTTCAATCCGCAAACCGAGAAGTTTGACGCCCGCGACGTGACCATTCTCAGCTCGCATCTCCTCGCCAGCAGCAGGCACCTGGTGCAATGGGCCTACCAGCAAGAGCCGATCAACACGGTCTGGAGCGTCCGCAGTGACGGGCAACTCCTGTCGTTGACCTATGATCTGGTGGAAAACGTCATTGCCTGGGCCCGGCATACCCTGGGCGGGAATGGCGCCGTAGAAAGCGTCTGCACCCTTCCGGACCAGAACGCCAATCAGCATCAGGTCTGGCTCCTGGTGCGTCGCACCATTGACGGGCAGACCGTGCGCCATCTGGAATATTTCGAGACGCAGCACCCGACCGAGCCGCTGACCGGGCAAGTCGGCTGCCACCTGGACAGCGCGGTGATCTCCGACGTCCCCACCCCCAGCACCACGGTGAGCGGCCTGGAGCATCTGGAAGGCGAGACCATCCAGGTCGTCGGGGACGGCGCGCTCTTTGCCGACCTGGTGGTCAGTGGCGGCCAGGTGACACTGGACTTTGCCACCAGCACCCGCATTGCCGGATTGCCGTACATCGCCACCGCCCGCCCGTTGCCGCCGGACATTCCACAACTCGGGACCATCCGGGCCCGGCAGAAGCGCTGGAACCAGCTCACCGCGATCCTGGATACCACTATCGGGCTCCAGATTGCCGGCGCCCGCATGCCGCTCTTGCGCCACGAGGCGCCAGCGGGCCAGGGGCTGGCGCCCTTTACCGGGGCAAAGGCGTTCCATCCCCTGGGCTGGGACGAAGAAGGGCAATATGACATCGTAGCCGACCTGCCGTACCCGGCCACGGTGCTGGCGGTGGTTGGGGAACTCGATGTGGATACGGAAGGATAACGCCATGCCCCACTATACTTGTCGGCCCTTTCATCCTGACGACCTGGTGTTGCTTCCCATGCGGGGCCGCGATCGGGCGCTCTGGCAGGGGTATGACCTCGTCACTTTAGGGACCGCGCGGATACAGCATCCGGGGCGGACCATTCTGGCGGATGACATGCCGCTCGTGTGCTACGGCGTGATCTTTATTTATGCCCATTATGCCTATCTTTGGAGCTTCTTTGGCGCGCAGGCCCCCCGCCATCGTTTTACGCTCGTCAAGACGCTCTATCAGGAATGGCGCGCCCTGCTCAGCCAGTATTCGACCATTCAGCGCGTCGAAACCTACACGGTCTTGGGCGACCAGGCCGCTGAACGCCTGATGCTGCACCTGGGCTTTACGCGCGGCGTGCTGAAGCCCTGGCACAACCCCCAGGGGGGCAGTAATTACGAATGGACCTGGATACGAGGAGAGAAACATGGGTGATGGAGGGTTAGGCCTGGCCGTCGCGATTGCGGGGGTGGCCATCGCCGCTGCTGGGACCACCGTGAGTGTCGTGCAGCAGCAGCAAGTCGCCAAAGCCAATCAACGGTTACTCAACCGTCAGGCCGAAAACGAAGCCACCGCCGCTGGGATCGACGCCCAGCAACGCGACCAGGCGTCGGCCCTGGCTGAGCAGGAAGCCGCCCGGGAAGCCGATGCCCAGAAATTCCGGGAACGTCGCGAACGGGAACGGCAACGCTTTCTGACCGGGCATATTCGCGCCACGACGGCCGCCAGCGGTCTGCTTCTGGAAGGCTCCCCTCTGTTTGTTTTACACGAGCAACTGCGTCAGACCGAGCTTGGCTTACTGGCGGGCCGAGCCGAATCCGAAGCGCGCCAGGTGGCCTTACGCCGGGAAGGCCAGCAGCAGGCGTATGCCGCCGACGTGACGCGCTTCGCTGGGGCCAACCGCTTGCGCTTAGGCCGCTTTGCCGCCGGCCTGACCGCCTATGAAGGCACCCAGGGCGCCATTGCCACCGGGCTTGAGGGCACCGGCTCACTGCTCGCCGGGTCGGCCAAGGCGTACCGCGACTACCAGTATGGGCAGTATCTTCAGCGGCAATGACTGGCTGGTGAGTAAAATGGGGAAGAGAAAGGCAAAAACCGTTCTTGATGCGATAGAGCACTATTGTAAACAGTGTCGCCAGAAAGGGGAATGCTATCCCTAGGTTACCATTCGACATTGCCAACGCGCCACTCAACTTGCAGGGCCAACCGCGCGGCGTGGTGCCGATTCCGGTGGAGCGCACGCCGCTCATTTCCCCGGACGCCGCCGGGGCTGTCGGGACGGCCATTGCGCGCCTGGGCGGCAGTCTGCAGCACGCCGGCGGCAGTCTCCTCGAGGCCCAGGCCATACAAGTGCGCGGGCAAGAACTGGAGGCGCAACGACGCAAGGCGCAGGACGTGCTGGACGGCGAAACGGCGATTCAGGACTACAAGCCTGCGCTCGATAAATGGTATGACGCCCTCCGGCGCGAAGGCAATCCGAGCACGCTCCCAGAAGACCTGGAAGCGCGGGGGAAAGACCTCATCTTTCAGCACGGCGAGCCCCTCACCCCCGGCGCCCGCCAACGCTTCGAGGCGCAGGCCAACGCCTATGTGGGGATACTCACCGGCAAGGCGCGAGACGCCCGCTTTGAAGCCCAGGAAGCGCAGAAGCAGGTCTTGACGCTGCACAGCATCCGGCATTATACCCAGGCGATGACCGAAGCGACTGACCCTGCCGAGCGACAATTCTACCGCACCCAGGCAGAACAATTGCTGACAGATGGGACGATTGTAAACCTCATTACCCCTGGCGAAGCCGACAAATTCTTGCAGGCGCTGGATATCAATGTGCGACGCGAAGACTTGCGCCGCGACATACGCCTTGACCCTCTTGGCAAGCTGGAAGAACTCTTACACGCTTCCGCAGCGGGCATGACCACCTTGGCTGGACGGCCGATGGCCGAGTGGATTGACGAAACGCGAACCGAAGCCCGCGAGCAATTCACGGACGCCCAAACGCACGACCTTGTGCAGCGCCGCGAGCGCGATCTGCGCAGCGCCAATCGTCGCGTCGGGCTCCTGGAATTGAGCATTCAGCACGCGGATAACGCGGGGATCCTTCGAGAACTGCAAACGCTTGGCCGCACAGACCGGCAGAACGGCATCCTCGTTTCGAGTGATGCCGAGGCCGTCCAGCAGACCCTCTATGAGCGACTCCGCTCCCTGGAAGCCGACACGCACCAAGCCAGAAACACCACCGACCCGGCCATGCTTCAGGAATACTTTGCTTTACTCCTGGACAATCCGCCTGCTGCACGAGAATTTGTCGCCGCCCATGCCGGCCAGGGCATCAGTGTCAGCGCCGCGCCAGGATTCTTTGCCTCAGCCGGCCAGGCGACCGATGAGCGGCACTGGCGCAATCTGGCCGAGACGAAAGACGCGATTGCCTTTGTGCAAGGCGAACTCAGCACCAGCGGCAACCCGATCATTGATCTGTTTGAGAGTACGACCATTAGCAGCGTGCGCGCCCAAGCCATCAATGACCTGCTGCTTGGCACACAAACCCTGGCAGGGCGGGACGGCCTGGGGGCTGAGGCGGTACGGGAAGGCTTGCCGGCATTACGAGACGAGATCGTGCGGAGCGCCAAGAGTCGCCTCCAGACGTCGCTGGACCAGAAAGGCTCACAACTGGGGGTCCCACAGGTGCCAACGATTACCGACGCGGCAAGGCGCTGGCATACGATGGTGTCGCAGGGCATCTCCCTCCACGAAGCCAATCGCTGGCTGGGGCTGGAACTCATTCGACACGGCACCGCACGGCCTGAAGGGATGACGTCCGCCGAGAAAGCCGCTGCGGATAACGTGGAATTGCAGCAAGCGTTACGTGCGTTGCCGCCCCTGCAACCGGCACGGCCCCCACGGCAGACGACCCCCCCGACGTCGCAACTACTCCCAGCAGAGATCGAGACGGAGATCGACACGGTGGCGACAACACACCACGTTGACCCAGCGCTAGTCAGGGCCGTGATTCAGGTGGAGTCCAGCGGCAATCCCCATGCCGTCTCTCCAGCGCCTGACCGAGCCAAAGGGCTGATGCAACTCATGGACGCCACGGCCGCCGCCTATGGCGTCACGGACCCCTTTGACACACGCCAAAACCTTCAGGGGGGTATCCGCTATCTGGCGGACTTGCAACGCAAATACCCCGGACGCCTGGACGTGCAACTGGCCGCCTATAACGCCGGAGAACCCGCAGTGGATCGCTATGGGGGCATCCCGCCGTATCCAGAGACCCAGGCCTATGTGCAAAAGGTGCTCGCCCTGTATCAAGGCCAGCAAGGCGAAGACCCTCAACCGGAAGGACCGCGCTAGATGGCTGAAGCACTCACCCAAGACGCCCTTGACTCTGGGCAGGACGACACAAGCGCCACAGCGGTGATCACAGACGACGCGCCAGAGGTGCCTGCCGCTCCGCCGGCCGCCCAGGAACCGCCTGCGCCTGTTCCGTCACCCCAGGCCATGACCAGTGACGATTTGGTGCAAGGCATGCTGGCCTCTGGGGCGATCCAAAATCCTCATGTCGGCTATGCGCACCAGATGCTCAGAGCCGCCGGCTATGCACCCGATGGCAGTCCGCTGCCCCAGGGCACGGCAACAGCACTGCCCAGTCGGGAACAGAGGCAGCAGGCGGGGGTCCAGGTTGAACCCGCACCCCAGGACGACGCCCCACCAGGGCCACCCGTACGCGGCACAGGCGAACGCCTCCTGCGTCTGCCGCTCATGGTCATTCGTGCGCCCATGGATGCTGCCGCCAATATGGTCACGCAACTGGATAACCTGCGGGCGGCCACCATGGCACAGATTGGGAACACTTTTGGCCCGGCCTTTCAGGAGGCATTTGGCTACCTGTCCGGGGTATCGCCGGATATTGCGGACCCCGCCGGTGAGCAACCGCTGGGCTTTGGTGAGCAACTGGAGACGCTCGTTGATGCGGTGCTGGCGCAGCCCGAGACCGGCCTGGAAAAGGGCGTGCATGACGTGGCAATGTTCCTGACCGCCATGGTCCCTGCCGTCAAGGGCCTGCAAGCCGCTGGCCTGGGAATGAGGGGGAGTCTCATTGCAGGATCGAGCGTGAGCGAGTTTTTCGCGCTGGACCCCCATGCACCGTCGGTTCTTGACGCCGTCCACACCTGGCTCCCCGTGGAATGGCAACAATTCATCAAAAACTACATCAAAGACCCGGCGCCAGACGACCAGGCCGCACAGCATTTCCGCACGGCCTTAGAGCAGAGCGGTTTTCGCGCGCTCTTTGATGGCATTGTCCTTGGCGCCTTGTTTGAAGGGCTCATCAGCACCAGTGCGCTCCTACGGCATGGGCATAAGTCACAGCGTGTGGCGGGAGAACTCCCGCAATTCAGCGACCAAACGCTCGCCGAAGTCGCGGCACAACGGCAACGCCCGACGCAAGTGCTTGACGCGGAGTTTGCCGACATTGGTCGGCCGCAACTCCAGCACGCCGCCCGCGAAGGCGCCGACCCGACCCAAGCTGGGCGACTGCTGCCGCCTCGGGCGGGAGAAACCGGCAGGGCCGGGCGTCCGACGATTGAAGCCTTCCCCTCAGTGGAACGTGCGCCCATTCAGGCCGCAACGCAAGCGGCGCTGCCCGCTGGCCGTCCGGTGCTGGCCCTCCCGCAAGGCGTCACTCCCGCGCAAGCGGTGGAGGAACTGTACACCATTCTGCGTCAGGGATCAGGCCGGGTGAGTACGCCCGATGTGCAAGCCGCCATCCCCATACTCGCGCGGAAGTTTGGCCGCTCTGACGAGGAAGTCCTGCAAATGCTGCGCCTGGGGGAACGCCTGGAAACATTCAAAACCCAAGGCTTCCGGCGGGTGCCCCTGGAAAGCCCCAGCGCAACGTTTACCAGCGCCGAAGGCGAAATCATGGCGGCCACCGCCTACTTTCGCAAGCAAGGGTTGCCAGAAGGCACCATCCCCAGTCTGGTGGCGTTGGTCGGCCTGGCGGGTGGGGCAGGCGCCGCAGCGTTCTTTGGTGACGATCCAGACCTCACCGGCGTGCAAGCCGAACTGCGCGAAGCCGGAATAGGGGCGGCTGCGGCCAGAGGGCTCGCTCGATTACTCAAGTCACTCGGGCAGGGGCTCGATGACGCCACAGAAGAAGTCACCAAGCGCCGCGCGGCATCCAGTGCCGCTGCAGAACGCGGCGGACGGCGCTTAGTCCATGACCCTGCGACGCTGGAAGAGCCGGTGCAGGCCACTACAGAAACGGCCGGCAAGACGGCCAGTGAAGGCAGCGGTGTGCCAGCCAGTGAAGCCGCCAAAGCCGCGACGTTGTTGGACACCGCCGAGCCGATCACGATTCACGGCGTCCGCAAGGATATCCCCTTTCACAAGCTGGATACTGACGAGGATGTGCAGCAGGTCTTGGCGCACATCTCCGACCTCTACGAACCGGCCATTACCGAAGCCCGGCGGCTCGGGACGCCCATGCGTCATGAAGCAGCCTTAGCGAAGACCATGGGCATGACGGTTGACGACTTGCATGCCTTTGCCGGGGCGGCCAGCGTGCTCCCCAAAGTGGCCGCCGCCGCCAATGAAATGCTCGTCGCCTCTGGCAAACGCCTCACCGCGCTTCGTGACGCGGTCCTTGCTGGTGGCGATCAGGCCGTGCAAGACGAGTACGTAAAACAGTTTGTCATCCACGGCAAAATCCAACGCTCGGTGGGCGCCATTCGGGCCGAGTCCGGCCGCACGCTGGGCATGTACCGCCTCACCCGGACTGGCGATATCGATTTGCTCCATCGCCTCAGTGCGGAAGCGCAACGGGTCAGGCGCAAAACTGGCGTCACGGCGCGGCAACTGGCAGAAGCACACAAGACGCTCCCCCCAGAGCAGGCCACCAAGCTGGCACGGGACATGACGAAGCCCAACGCCAGCGGCGCGCTCATGGAATACTGGATCAATAGCATTCTCTCCAGCCCCAAGACGCTCCTGGCCAATGTCTCAGGCACCGCCATGGGGCTGATGTTGGCCCCCACTGAGCGCGCGATCACCCGGCAATGGGCACGGGTCACCGGCGCCGATGTCGCCAGCGGCGAGGCCACCGCCATGCTGTACGGCTATATGAACAGCGTGCAAGATGCCATGCAGCTGTTTTGGACGCTCGCACGGGATGAAAAGACGGGGATCATGGGCAGCACGCGCCTAGAAGCCCCAAAATACGCGCCCCAGTTTACCGCCGAAGCCTTCAACCTGGATCCGCAGAGCGCCAGCGGCGCGCTCGTGAACACGCTCGGCTACTGGATTCGCACGCCGGGTCGGCTCCTGAGCGCCACGGACTCAGCCGCCAAGTTGCTCTTGTACCGGGCCGAACTGGCTGCGCAGGCCACCCGGGAAGCGTCAAGGCAGAGCGTCCGCCCCGAGCAGTGGGATGCGTTTGTGGCGAAATTCGTCAGCGACCCGCCCGAAGGCGCGATTGTTGAGGCCGCCCACAAAAGCGAAATCTATACCTTTACCAACGCGCTGAATGATCCCAGCTCGTCGTTTCAGACCCTCCGCATTCTCGGCGAGTCCGTGCAGATGGCCAAGAGCAAAAGCCCCATGCTGGCTCTGCTGGCCCCGTTCGTCCGCACGCCGGTCAACCTGGCGGTGTTTGGCGCTGAACGGACCCCCGTGCTCAATCTGATGTCGCGGACCTTTCAGAAACAACTCCGGAGCGCCGACCCCCTGGTCCGGAGCGAAGCCCTGACCAAGCTCACCATGAGCGGCGGCGTCATGGGACTCATTGCCACCTTGTCCGCCAGCGGGCTCGTCACCGGATCTGGCCCGCGTGACCCCTATCTGAAGCGGCGGCTCGAAGAGCAAGGCGTCCAGTGGAACGCGATTCGTGTGGGGGAGAAGTGGGTTGACTTGAATCGGGCTGACCCCCTTGGCATGATGTTTGGGGTGTCGAGCGATCTCGCATCGATTATAGGTGTCGCCGAACAACACGGCATTCCTGAGCGCGACATCCAGGCGCTGGCCGGTGGGGCGATCCTGGCCTTTGCCAACATCTTTACCAATCGCACGTACCTACGCGGGGTGGCACAAACTCTGGACGCCGTGCGCGGCGGCAAATTCGGGGAACAAAAACTTGACGCGGCCACCCGGATCACCGTGGATATGCTGGGCGGCATGGTCCCGAACGTGGTAGCCGAGATGCGCCGAACCCTCGATCCCGTACGGCGGGAAATGGAGACCGCCATTGACCGGATCAGCAACCGCATTCCTGGCTTGTCGCCCACCCTGGCCCCAGACACCAACGATTGGGGCGATCCAGTCCTCTACGGGCATGGGCTCGGCGCTGGCATCGTCAATGGCCTGTACCAGTTCCTCTCCCCCTTTCGCATGACCAACGCCACCACCGACCCGGTCTCTAATGCCTTAGCCGACAACGATATTGCCTACGGCGGTCCGTCGAAATTTTTGATGGGGGTAGAACTCACAGCGGCGGAACACAACGCCTACAAGAAACTGTCTGCCGACACGCTGGTGCCCGCCATGGAGCGGCTCATTGCCTCCCCCTCCTGGGAGCGGCTCACCGCTGGCCGGGACGGCGGCAGAGCCATGCTGTTTGCGCGTATCCGGGATCAAGCCATCCAGCGGGCCCAAGCCCTCCTCTTGCGCGATCCGGCCTATGAGCCGCTCCGCCAGCGGATACAGACCTACAACGTGCCGGGACGACTGGTGCAACCCGCGCAAACGGCGCCCCAGGCGCCAACCGGCAGCGCGACAGACCGGCTGCGTATCGCCAACTAGAGCGCCGTGAAGAGCGATTGGATGAGCAACATGACACATAGAATCGCAATAATCAGGATCGCCCGGGCAATCTTTTGTAGGGCACGAACCACGATAGGCATACGCACTCCTGAGAGGATGAGGCCATGACCGTTGTGTTATGCGACATGTTTCCAGGTCTTGTATTGCACAAGACAGCGAACAGTGGCTTTGCGGACATTAAAGGCATGGGCAAGAGATCGAAGCGTTTCTCCCTCACGAAAAAGACGGCGGATGACAACAACATTCGCCTCAGTCAGTTTCGCAAGATGACTTCGCGACCCATGCGCCATCCGTTGTTGTTGCGCGGCGTGCTGAGTGTTGGCTTTTGGAGTCCCAAGAAACAGATGGAGCGGGTTCACGCACCGACGATTATTACACCAGTGACAGACAAACATGTCTTGAGGAATCACAGTGTTATGCCAATCTTCAAAGGCAAAGCGATGCGCCCTAACCGGATGACCAGGCGCTTTATGAAATTGACCATACCCGCTCTGAAGCACATTCGCTTGCCACTCCCAACAGCAATACAGACACGTACCGTGAGCGCAGCGCGTGACATAACGCCAAAAACGCGACGAAGGGACGCAGAACGCCGTTCGACACGTTGCCGAACAGCATTGTTGTGTTCGGCGAGAGGCATGATACTGCATGCCGCAGTGCTGGCATACATAGTCAAAAAACAACGTGCGGAAAAGATTATGGCATTGAGGTGAACAAAACTTTGCACGGCCCCGGTTCACATCTGCGGGGTTCGCAAGAAAGGACTGCTGGCAATGGTGACATGTTCTCATAACAGGCATGATGGCAACCTCCGTTCGTTGACAGCCGTGAAGGTGAAGGTGCGGCAACCCTGCACGGAATCAGGGTGTTCGTGCTGGGTCATGACCCCAGCACTAGCCGCAGAAGGAGTATAGCACATGGTCATGTTTTCGAACAGCAATCCCGTCATTTATGCTGGTGACGGCGCCAAGACGACGTTTCCGCACCCCTGGTATCTGCTCGACACCAGTCATCTCATTGTCCAAATTATCAGCAACGATGGCACGGAATCGATCCCAGCTTTGGGCGTGGATTTCACGGTAGCCCCCGCCCCGCCTGCCCTGGGTGGGACCATCACGTTTCTGTCGCACGCCATTCCCCAGAGCGGGGAGAACGTCATGCTGGCCCGCCGCCTCCTCCCGGAACAACCCACCAGTCTGCCGGTCACCAGCTACATCGATCTGCCCACCATTGAGCTAGCGCTGGACCGGCTTTCCATGGTGGACGATACGCAGGAAGAAGCCCTCAGCCGGCGACCCGCCTTCCGCTTCAGCTCGCTCAACAATATCCGCAATATGGTGATTCCGCAACCCGTGGCCCTCAAGCTGCTCCAGTTTAATGCCACGGCGGATGGCCTGTCCTTAGTGGACCCGGCAATCATCACCGCCACGCCCAGCGCGGTTTCTCAGCTCGTCTATACCCAGGGCAGCGTCAGCGTGACCCCCGACGCCAGCGATATTGAGGAAGTCGCCAGCGCCTTTGTGCCCGCCGGCATTATTCTGCTGGGTGTCGTCGCCTATGTGCTGACCACCCTCGGCGACGCCAACGGCCTCACCACCTGGAGCCTCGGCACCAACGCTAACCGCAGCAAATGGGGCAGCGGCCATGCCCGCACCGCCCTGACCCAGACCAACGCCGGGCAGTTTCTCGGCTATCAGGGCGGCGAGCCCGTGCCCACTGCGCTGGATGTCGTGCTCACCGCCGACGCCGGCGCCTTCGAGGATGGTGAGGTCATTCTGACCTACACGGGCTTTGCCATCAGCCCGGCAGTCTCTGTATAGCATAAAGGACCAACTATGACTCGCGTATTCACGTCTCTGCTGGCCGCCCTGCTCCTCCTCACCGGCATAGCCCAGGGCGCCACCAATTTCGGCAGCGCTACCGTCACCGAAGAACTGCAACAGCAGCTCGGCGCCGGGCAAAGCTCGTACCTCTGGGACGGCTGTCAGCCTGCCGTGCCCGTTTCCTCTCTGACCATGACCAGCCTCACCTGCAAAGCGCTGGTGCAGGACAGCAGTTCGCCCCCCCGGCAAATCCCCGTCGTGCAAGGGACCATTGCCCTCACCCTGCCTGCCGTTGATGGCACCTACTGGATTGCCCTGACCATTGCCGATCTCGGCAGCCCCGGCGGCAGTTGGAGTCGCGAAAGTAACAAGCGCACGCACTTTACCTACCAGCTCAGCGCCAGCCATCCTGCCGAGCCCAGTGACGGCATGATCGTCGCCAAGGTCACCGTCGCCAGCAGCATCATTAGCGAGGTCGATCTGTACGGCATGCGGGTCATCACCGGCCCCCTGACGATTAGCGCCTCGCAGGACTGGTACGGCCTGGCGGTGATTCAACCGCGTGGCAAGATTACCGTCGCCAGCGGCATCACGCTGACCTTGCACACCTGCCCCGATGCCAGCCCAGGCCAGCAGATTTTCGACGCCGATAATGTCACCACCGGGCTGGCCGTGCTCAACTGTGACACCATCTGGGTCGACTGGTACGGCGTCATGGGCGATGATGCGACGGATGGAGAAGTGCCGCTGGAGGGGCTGTGCGCCACTTTCAGCACCCTCAAAACCAGCTACCCCAAGCCCCGCCACATTCGCTTTCGTAGTGGCTCGACCTACCGCTTGGGGAATGTCGCCTGTCAAATCCCTGACGGCGTGCCGAACACCCTCTTTACCGTCGATCTCGGCAGCAGCATGATCAAGGCGACTGAGGCCGGGATTCTTTTCGATTTTAACCCGATAGGCGATTGTACGACCACGCCGTTCTACACCAATGCCCTGCGCTTCTTCCGCCTGGTGGGCAACTCGGCGGTGATCGACGGCGATGCGATCACCGGCGCCCTGGACGTGACGGCCGTCAAGCTCTACGTGACGCGGGATGTGCGCGTGAGTGGCATAGTCTTTCGCGATCTGAAACTCGGTGTCCAGGGATGCTTCCAGGACAATACGTTATTTCAGTACAATCGCTTTATCAACGTGATTAACGGCATTGTCCAGCTCAACGACTGGCCGGAAGATCCGAGCTGGAATGTGAGCAATGCTGCCAACGGGTTCACCACCTCCCAGTTTTTCCAGAATACCTTCAATCTCACACCCGATGTTGCCGAGCGGGCCATTCATATTGAAGGCGCGACCTCGGCCCTGTTTCAGAATAATGTGTATGCGGGGAAGGGGACCGATGGGGTGCTTTGCCACGTCTTGCTCAACAATACGCACACCATCCAAACCGCCCAGGGCACCATGTTTATCCGCGAGCACCACGAAGCGCTGTCCAATGAGGGCCGCTACCTGTGCCTCAACGATACCGGCGGCATGGGCTGGGATGCGCCGGTGGTTATCGGCGGGCACTGGGAGTTCCCGACCGCGTGCAACGACGATTGCACCGCCATTGTCGTCAATAATGCCACGGGCCTGGTCATCGAGGGCCTGGCGGTCAGCTGCTCGGCCGGCACCAATATGGTCACCGTGCGCCTGCGGAACAGCACGACCAACGCGGTCATCGGCGCCAATGATTTTGACAAAGACTGCACCCCGGTCGACTGGGATGGGACCATGGTGCGCGAGGATTTCCAACGCCTGCCGAGTACGGTGTTGTTCGCCACCCCGGTCCGCACCGAAGAGGACAGCACAGGCACCACGTACTTTGACCGGACGGTCACGCTCTCGGACATGTCGGTGACGTTGGATACCAGCCGAACCAACAATGTCGGGGTGCTCTCCCCGCAGGTCATCCCGCGGCGCTGGTTGGTGCGCATCGTCTTGACGGACTCAGACTGGAGCATTGGCACCACGGGCAACTACCCCCGCCCGAGCATCATCCTCCGGACGGATGCGACCAAATCCACCGTTGCGGACGCCTTTGCGTGCGGTGTCAACGGGATCACCAACGATGACTGGCTGTTCTGCGAGGGCAGTGTGATCCCTGACGCGAATGGCGATTTTCTGGTTGTCGTGGACGCCAGCGGCACAAACACCATGCTGGCGGCGATCTATCTTATGGGCTATGAACAATAGAGGAGGACGTATGGCTACACTACTCTGGGTGGCTCTCGTTGTGCTGCTCACCACCGGACTGGCTTGCGCGCAGAGTCGACAACTCGTCGTGCAAGTCACCTTGTCGGAAGAACTCTCTGAGGCACTGCGGGTACAGTATGCGCACCTGACTGATGCGCAAATTATTCAACTCTACGCGCAGGGGTTGACGGAGAGTGCCAGTAAAGTCGTGGAAGAAAGTAACGCCAGCGCCAATCGCGTGTTGGGTCAACGCTTGCAACGGGCCACGACGCTCACGACCCAGCAAAAGGACGCCATTGAAGCGATCCTGGATACACAACCCAATAGCCGTTAGGAGTTTCCCATGCTAAAGAAACTGGGCGTTGTCCTCATGATCATCGCACTGGTGGGCGGCGGCATCACAGCCTGTACGCCGCAGCAACCCAGCCCTGTCCAGATGATTGAACGCCATCAGCTGCTCCTGGCGCTGGTGCTGACCCTGGCGACAGATGAATTTTTGAGTCGACACCAGGCCCTTGCCCAACCGTTTGCCGAGATTAGCGCGGCGGCAATTGCCACCGTGAGCACTACCGTCCTGACCGTCGATGCGCTCACCGAGTTTCTCCGGCAGGAATTGCGGCAGCATGATCTGCAGCACCGACTCAGCGCCGTGTTGGATCTGTTCCTGGAGATTCTGCGAACGGAAGTGAATGCGTTGTTGGTCAAACATCAGCTAGGGGCGCCTGAGGAGATTCGGGTGCTCTCGACGTTGGTCCTCACCGTCATTCATGACTCGGCGGTCCGGTTCTTGTAAAAGGCAAAGGAGTCTCTCATGATAAGAAGCCCAGTCAAAACTGGATGGAAATCCACTGAATTCTGGTTTACGCTGCTGGCCAATGTGGCGAGTATCGTGACCATGCTCGCCGATGTGCTACCGCCGGAGATCGGCATCCCGCTCATGACCGGACTCAATGGCCTGTACGCCATTCTTCGGACCCTGATCAAGGCGCCGGAGATCACGACGCTGGTGGAGGTCGTGGAGAAAGACACGCGCTAAGGAGGCGTCATGGCCAATGAAAGCGGACGCGGGGGCTATCAATCCGGGGTCATTATCGGCGCATCGATTGTGCTCTCATTGCTGGCTAATCTGTTGGTGCCTTACTTCCTGGATATCGGACAGGAGAACTGGAGGGAACAGATCAAAACGACGGAATTCAGGGCCAATGCCAAACGCGATATTCTCGACATTCAGCTGGCGGTGGCCCGGATTGAAAAAACGCTCACCGAGCAGAGCAACATGTATTGGCGTGTGATTTCCCTCGAACGGGTATTAGAGTGGCAACGCGCGCGGCTGGATCTGGCCTGGCAAGCGATTCTCCGCCGCCATCCCAGCGAGCAGATGCCTCGGCAGGGAGAGTAGGGCGCATCACTCCACCGCTGTCCCCCGGTCTCGCCAGCGCCAGAGGAGCCGCCGGTACGTCGGCCAGTAGCACGGGGACGGCAGCGCGGCTGTCTCGGCATGCTGCGCGAGCCGGGCATACACCTGGCCGTACATCCGATACCAGCGCAAGATGTCACTATCGTCCAGGTGGTCCCTCGCGGGCGCGCGCTCGTCCATTAATGGCGCCACTCAATCAGCGCCTCACGCCGGGACATCTCAAACAGCGCATTATGCCAGGTGGTGCCCTGAAGATTCACGGTCAATGGCCGGTGCAGGGGTGGCGGCCGCACTGGCGAGGCAACGTAATAGTTCCCTGGCGCCAGGCGCAGTTCAGCGACCTTGGCCGCTATCGCCTGCTCAAAGACCATTTGCAGCCAGGCCGTATGATTGTCGGTGCAGAAGTCTGGCGTGGCAACCAGGGAAGTCGCAGGCTCTGGCAGGACCACCGGAGCAGCGGGCGTAGCCCACCAGTGCAGTGTCAGGCCGATGACCAGGCCGCTAACTATCCCTCCTAATACCCATCGAGTCATCTGTCCTCCCTTACGCGCGTGCGTTCCTTAGAGGGCCCAGTCCGAGAATGAGCGCCAGCCCCAAGAGGACGCCAACCGTAACGGAGGGCTCTGGCACCGGGGACGGGACGGCAAACCGCGTGTAGTTCCCAAGCGCGAGAATATCGCCGGTGCTCGTGTTCGTCAGACGCCAGAGGGTCCCCCACACATTAAAATCCGCAACCACCCCGGCTACACTGAGTTTCCCGCCAACGGGCGCATAGTGAAAACCAACGATCAAGCCGTCCTCGAAAAACACGAGCGGCCCGGGATTCCCCTCAAGAAACGCCCGGTCGTCCAAGTCCTGGTTGAGGACGTCCGGGCCAATAGTGAACGTCAGCAAGGTGCCGCACTCGATGGAAAAGAAGCACTCGCTCCCGGCATAGGCCAGCTGCTCACTCCCCACGCCCGTCAGCAGCGTATCCTCGTACAGCGTCTCACCGAACAGCTCATCCCCCACGCCCAGGCCAAACACATTGCCGGGGGCGGCAAATTCTGTCAGGCCGGAAAATTCCACGGAGACCAGGGTAGCAGACCCGACATTGGACAAGACCAGCAGACTGAAAATGCTACTCAGTAGAGCAATACAGTGGCGATGCATAACGGTCCCTCCCAGGGGATAGGGTGTTGTCTGTGTATATATGTGGACGTGTGCGCGAGGGGTCATGGGGCTGCTCCATTATGGCCGAGCAGCTGATCGATGCTACAATGAAGCGCGCGCGCGAGGGCGATCAATTTTGCTGGATCGATCACGCGCCACTTCCCCTGCTCGATCCGACTCAAATAATCCCGTTGCCACCCTGCCAGCTTCGCCAGGTCCTTACCGAGGTAGTGCCGCTCCATCCGTAAGTGTCTGATTCGTAAGCCTATATCTTCCTGAATCGTCATAGACTCCCTCCTTTCTCCTAAGAAATATACTCTTTACATATTTTTTTGTCAAATGTGCATTTTACCCATTGACAATAAGATGTACTGGTAGTATATTATAGAGTGTAAGGAGAAGATGAAAACACCGAACAGGAGCCAGGCCATGAGTACCCCAGTCAACCGCACGAAGCGCAACCAGGGTATGCGCTGGATACGCAGTGAAAAAAGATTGGCGATCTATCTACGCGATGGCTTGGCCTGCTCGTATTGTGGCGCTAGTGTTGAAGATGGCGCCAAGTTGACTCTCGATCACCTGACGCCGCACAGCCATGGCGGCAGCAACCACGAAACGAACCTTGTTACCGCGTGCCTGAAATGCAATAGCAGCCGGGGCAATCGCTGCTACAAGGCGTTCGCCATCGCCGTGGCGATGTACCTCAATCACGGGATCACGGCTTCAGAAATCCTCACCCACATCGAGGCAACCCGTACCCGCCCGCTCGATGTCGCAGCGGCAAAAGCACTCATCAGCAGACGCGGCGGCTTCACGGCGGCCCTGAAAAACTAAGGAGCATACGATGGCATTAACAAGAGAAGAGATGTGGAAGCGACTCCAGCAGGCCGACGAACGCGAGTACCGCCGGGTACTCGCAGAGGTCGCTGCTGGGTATACCACCCTCCGCAGCGCCTATGCGGAAGCCATGGCGCTGCTCAGGAACATGGATCGTGAGGAGAAACGGATACAGGGTAACGACCATCACGGGGCATGCCGCCCCAGCAGGAGAGAGACATGAGTACAAAATACAGTAAGAGATCGTTGCAGACGTGTCGGGCGTTGGGCATGAGCCCAGCATTTATACAAAAGATGCGGGGCTGGGATGTGCGTCTAGGCCCCATCGCCGTGGTGATGGGCCATGATCGGCCCTCGTGCGCCTACCTCGATGCACAAGGGCAACCCTGGGTTGAGACATCAACCCGCATTTACTCGGTAAGTTGGAGAGGGCATCTCGATGATTGCAGCCCCTCCACGACGGAAGGCGAATAACCCATGTACATCCGACTCGCTGAAAACCACCCCGTTGGCGATATATCCTACGCCAACTGGGACGAAGAGCAGCCCCTGGATGGTGTGTGTTGCTACCGTGCTGCCGACCTCGAAGAGTGGGCCGGGTGGCGTTGGCCCGCTCTCAAACGCATGGGCTACACCCTGGACCAGATCGTTGAGGGTGAGCTGCGAGTATGGGACGTCGTAGGCGAGGCCTACTACGATGAAAGCGAGGATGACAGCTACATTGTCGACGCGGTATCTGCGACGGATGTCACGGCAGACATTGTAGCGTTCCTCATTGCCTGAGCGTGCGAGCGGCCACCGGGCCGCTACCCGAGACAACGGGCGCCTCTCTGAGGCTGGCGTAGGGCGACAACACCCGGGGCATGCCGCCCCAGAAGGAGAAGACCATGCAAATCCATAAATGCGAAAAGTGCAAGGTCGAGGGCTACTACGTCGCCACCACGGCGGGGGAAATTCTTGAGGCCGGTGAGGTGGTCGCCGTCGCTCCGGCAGACCGCCCCTGGCTCATGGTGGACGCCGACGGTGACTTGCTCTGTGACTCGTGTGCCGCAGAGACGGACTAACACCACGGGGCATGTAGCCCCAGAAGGAGACCGAGATGGAAAAGACAGAGCTTATTGCTTTGAGCGCAGACCCCAAAGCGCAGAGTCCCACCACGATCCGCCAGGTCATGCGGGCCTGGCAGGACGGGTACCTGATGACCACGGACGCCGACCTGGATGGCAGCGCCCAGTTTTTCATGGATTGCCTCACCGTTCGCCACCTCCTCGCAGACGGTGAAATCGCCCGCGCCGATCTGGTAGCCAGCCAGACTGGCGCCACGTTGGCCCAATTTGGCTATACTTCCCGGGCCGAATTGGTCATCACGAAGGCTGATGGCGTGCTGGACCTCCCAGCCATGCAGCAGGCATATACCGGCACGCCAGACCGGCTCCGGTTGCTACGCGAGCTGCGGGACCATGTAGCCCACAGTTGCCCCGAGATGAAAAGAGACGGGCAAAAGGAGCAGGTCCGGCTAGCGGCGAATGCCACAATGCGGTTACATGCTGGATCGGTCACTCTGGCAGAAGTCGCGGGCTATTACCCCCGCGACTAGATGCCCCTACCACGCTGCGAGACGGCTCGCAGCACTAAGGAGTACGACATGAGCTACTTTCGCGGCCACGGCGTAGGCCCTGCCCCCAGGCGCCGGTACAACCTCGGGTTAGTACCCCTGGCGCCTGAGCAGAAGCTCGACATCCAGGCCATCGGCATTGCCAACCTCGTCCGCAAAGGGCGGGCGGATGGTATTGCCCAGTGGTGCGAAATCGCCTACTGGACGCAGGACCAGAAACTTACCGAGCGGGTCGAGCGTCTGCTGAATACGTGAGTGTTTCACGTGAAACTACAAGACAAGGAGGCGCCATGGTTCGACTGAAGCTCACAGGCCCAACGGAAGGGCATATTGTCGGGGTGAGTCAGGGGAATTTTACCGTCCTCACTCGCACGGCAACGCACATTGCCGTCAAGCGAAAGGGCTATTCTTACAATCCTGGGAGCCGCACCAGCGGCCTACGCTTCTGGTTCCCTCCAGAGAGGGTAGTGTACCAAATCATCTCGGAGACAGAAGACACGCTGCGTTGTGAGAGATTGATTGGTTGGGAAGATCACAGATAAGAGGAGAAACCGTATGCAAATCCAACTCACAGCCAGGGAATTTATTAACCCCTGGGGTGTAGCCATGCCCTCAAATTACGTGGTGAGTCTCAGTGCCCCAATCGCGGATCTTGAGACATTCCTGGACATCATCACGGTGATCAGCAGAGACGATGGCTGGAGCGACTGCCACTATGCCGCCCAGCGGGAAACGGAGGGAGATTACCGCGAGGACGGAAACGAAATCGTGCGGTATCTCGTGCACCGCACTGAGTATGAAAAATTTAAGCAGGCGGTGCGCGAGGCCAAGGCCAGCGTCATCGCCAAGGGAGAAGCCCCATGACGGAACACCAACTCCCAACCCTGACGACCTGCCAGAACGCCTTTCTGAGGATGGGCAAGACGGGCGTGTATCGGCTTTTCCTCTACGCCGACGGCGCCATTAGCGTCGCCCGTGATGGTGCCGCCAAAGGCAATGGGACCGAAGTCGCTAGCATCCGCTGTGTGGCGAGTGACTTTGAAGAACTGAAGAAACGACAGGCGGCACGAGAGATTCGCCGCCGGTTTGCGGTGGCACTGGAAGGCGAGTAGACGCAACTCCCCCTACCCCCTAATAGAGTATTATAGAGGAGATATGTATAAGATATATACTCAAGTAAAGTCAATTAGTAGTCAATGCGCTTATTCCTGGCCTGACGTGGCTGCAAACTCCGTCAGACCAGGCAGCATCACACAGACAACCATCCCCTGCTCCTACCACAAAGGAACAAGTAGCATGAAGAGTACCACAACTGACTTGACCGCGCAAGACCTGTTCATGCTGGCCGTCGCACAAGCCGCCAGCAAGGCCCTGACCACGTACCCAGGCGACACAGACGTGATCACCAAAGCCGTCGCCCTGGTCACCTCCGGTGCTGTCCGCCTGCATGGTGCCGGCATGCTGCACGAGGTGCGCAGTGGTAGCGGCAGCGGGAAGGTCTACGCCGTCAACGGCACCTGCACCTGTCCGGACACGATGTACCGGCACACGATCCGTTGCCCACATCGGTACGCCGTGTCGATCCTCAAACACGCCCTGGCCACGCTGCAAAGCCAGGCCGAGGCCGACAACCAGGCCCGTGACGCCTGGTCCGCGACGACAGGGCAACCGCCCTTACCGTACCAACCGTGTCAGGCGCATGGGCGGATTCTGGCGAAGCGCAACAGCCCCACCGGCCCGGTGTGGGGCCATGTGGACCGCGCCAGGCGCTTCACGCCGTGCCTGGCGTAACAACACGGGGAGGTGGAGATGAGTACCGGACGCGGCAACACCTGTCCCCATTTTTGTCGCAATTGCTATAAACGCATCCATACAACTTTTTATGCGTGCCACAATAGTGGTATTGCGTCTTCTTTGCATGCAGAGTGCGAAGAGCCCTACAAAAAAACCATGGCGACCTTTGCCATGAGTGCGGCGAAGCAACACCTGTGGGACATGGAGAATCCCAAGCCCACAGTCAGGTTTGCGGACCTGACACCCTACGGAAAAACACAAACACGGATCCCCGCGCAGCTGACGGAGTGGGATAAGCACCCAGATCCGTATCGGTGCTTCAAAGATGCGGCATTCGCCGCGAGGGTCCTCAACTGGTATGTCAAGTTCGCAGAAGAAAGGCCAAAGTGACCGCTGTTCTCGGAGGGCGTCACGCCCTGCCTGGCGTAACCAGAACACAACGGGGAGGCGAGCCCTCCCCAGAAGGAGACAGACCATGAAATATCGCTACAGCGAGGGAGATTTTGAGAAAGATCTCGACGCCCAGACCCTGGAAGATGCCCGGATCGAGGCCGCAGCCCTCCTCCATGAGGGCGACTGGGAGCCGGGGCTCGTCGAGGCAGACCTTCTCACCCTGGACCAGGACGAGGCCGGGGAAGAGATGGTGGTCTCGTCAGAAACCATGACCCTTTCGATCCCAGAGCCAGAGCCCGAGTGCCCTGAGGGCGATCACGATTGGCAATCGCCACATGCCCTGGTGGGTGGCATTCAGGAAAATCCCGGGGTGTGGGGCTCTGGGGCAGGAGTCACCATGCTTGAGGTGTGTGCCTCGTGTGGCACCTACCGCGAGACCGACACCGCCGCGCAGTGCCCGGCCACTGGCCGGACTTACCGCAAGGTCAGTTACAGAGAACCCGATGCCAGGTCTCGCGCCTGGGTAGAGCGCGAGAGCTAACGCACAACGGGGAGGGGAGTCCTCCCCAAAGAGTGGATAGTGAATAGTAAAAACCCAGTGGATAGCAGCACTGGAAAGGAGAGAACACCATGGATCTGGCCGCGCAGCGTGGCATTGTGCGAGGGTGGATCGAGGGAAACTACGAGATCCAGAGGGCGTTACGCCCTACGACGAGACACAAGAGGGCCCAGGGCTTCATCGTCTTCGCGTGCAAGCATACCTTGAGTTGGCGCCCGGCCGGGAATACCCTCCCCAAGGGCGCCACGCCGCTGTATGCGGAGGACCAACATGGCACCGGGATCTATTTAGGCGGGGTAAGCGCGGGCTACCCCTACGACGGAAGGGTCATGCACCTGGGCCAGCTCATTGCTCAGGCCCGGAAAGAAATGGCGAAGCATGCCTAACATCAGGGGCATGAGCCCCAGAAGGAGACACCCATGCCCCAACCCATGACCGGCGATGAGGCCGAGCACTTCGCGAGCCTGCTCGGCCCCGCCTGGGAGTACTCCCCAGGCGACGAGGAACACGTGAACGTCTTCGCGTACTGTGGCCCCGATTCCACCCTGGCTGGCGCCGGGGTGACATGTGCACCAGGCCAGGCAGAAACAAGGACCTGGTACGCCACTCGGCAGATGCCCGACGGCACGTACTTGCACGAGTTTCTCACGAGCGAGAAGCTCCGCACGGCGCTCTGTCGGAAGATTCTCGTCAGCATGAGTAAGTCGCGTGAGGTGTTGGCCGCCGAGGTGCAGCGCCGATTGATCGCCCCGTACCTCCCGGCCTATGCAGCAGCGGTCAAGAACTATGTCGCAGCACAGCCGCAGATCGCCGCTGATAATGCGCTGGCCACAGAACTGGCCGCACTGTGTGGCACCACGCCGCGCACGTTGCGCGGCCCAGAGCATGATGAAGCTATCGTCTGGTCAGGCAAGCCGACAGCCGCACATCCGCTGCGGCTGTGCATCCAGGCCGGGAAGGTGCGACTGGAAGGCTGCATCTTGACGCCGGAGCAGGCACGGCACGTGCTGGCGTTGATACAGAGTTGGCAACCATAAATCACAAGAAAGGAGCCCCTATGCCAACCATGGGCTATCACGCTTTACTGGTGGCACTAGAAGACGAACGACACCACCTCCTCCCCGACACCAGCCAGGCGGGCCTCCGCCGGTACGCCCTGCTGGGCGACTACGCCAACCATGCCCGCAATGCCATAGCGGAGCGCGAGGCCATGGCTGAGGAGGAGATGGGATTAGCCAGAGCCGCCGTAACGGCGAGCCAGATGCACCGTACGCATGGCCACGGCGGGGTGGCCAGCGCCCCTGTGCCCGAAAAGGTCTGTGTCCCTCAGCTTGGCCTGGTTGGTGGGGATCGCCCGGCGAAGCTGTTTGGGGATCTCGCAATGGCCTGGCTAGCGTTGACCAATGCCCTGGATGCCCTGTGGCAGTGTGCGCCACAGGCGCGGAATTACCCGACGCCGGAGGTGTTCGCCCAGGCGCAGGCCCAGCACACCAGGCGCATGGAGATTCTTGACGCTCTGCGCGCGGAGATTTTTGCTGAGTCGCAGGGGATTGAAGCGCAGGGGACAGGGGGCGAGGCGCCATGAGGCACCAGAAGCCCCGCTGGGCGAAGGGTGGCGAGCCCGTCAATCTGGCCGCCGCCGCGCAAGATGCCCTGGAGTGGCTGGTGCTCTTTCACCAGCGAGGACTGACCCGGCATCGTCCGGAAGAGGATGCGCGCCTGGCACGGTGCATTCTGGCGCTGCAACAGTTTTTACCTGAACCAACGGAGACAGTGGAGGGTGTAGAGTGACGAGTGGAGAGCCAGGAACACTTCACGCTACGTGTCTTGTGTTGGCTCTCCACTTCTCTGCTAGTCACTCTCCACTCTCTTCCCCCAGTTGCGGCAACCCGGCCAGGGTGCGCAAATCCTGGCAGATTTCGTAGCCGCGTTGGCCAGGCCGGTAATGGGATTCCAGCGCCAGAATAATCGGCACCAGGGCCTCATGCCGGCGCTGGTCCGGCATGCCGTACAGCAGGTCAGGGATGCGCGCTAAGGGCTCTTCTTTGTCCTCCCCCGGCTCCAGAAAAAACCGGTGCAGCGGAATGTGCAAGATGCTGGCAAGGCGCGTCATCACCTTAATGCTCGGGACCTTCTCGCCGCTCTCACAGCGCGCAACGACGGTCCGCTCACCATTGATGGCCCTGGCCAATTCCTCCTGCGTCAACCCCTTCGCCGTGCGAAAAAGTTTCAGCCGTGCTCCTATCCTGTCCGCAGATGCTCGCTCCTGGCTCACCGTCATGACTCCACTCATCATGTGTCTCTCCTCTGTGCTCTGGGCATAAAATCGTGCCTGAGTGTGGAGTGTGACACATCGTCACGTTTTTGGCAAGTCCTGGCTTGTAGGACGGCAGCCGACGGCGTACAATGAGGGTAACCTTCCTGTGTGGTTCACGTTGTGGCAAAGGAGACCCTGCACATGAAACTCTATCTACAAGCCTGGCGTTATGCCGCTGACCTCAGTCAAGAAACCGTGGCCGAGCAGCTTGGGATTACCCGGTCAGGACTGTCTCGCTACGAAGGCGGGTCGCGCCCGCTGCCGGTCTCCTTGCTCTGGCGAATCGCCGCCCTGTACGGGTGCTCCGTCGATGATTTGTCGCGGCCTCCGGCGCTCGTGAGCATCAGCTAATTGCGCCGTTGCCTGGCGTCATCCCGGCGCTGCCGGGATTCTTCCTCGTCGCACCACTGTTCGATCACCGCTAGGGTTTCAATCGTCAGGTTACTCCCGCGTAGAAACCGCTCTAGGGTCATTCGCCCTGTGCCAGTCTCTTGCCCAACGACCACCAGGCTCACCCGCCCCCGTGGCCGCTGACGCCGCAGCAACTCAAACCGCTGCCGAAGCGCCGCAATACTCGCAATCACTGTAGACACAATTCTTCTCCTTTTTTTCCCAAGGGCACAATTTCCGCTTGACATGTGTATCTTACATGATACACTCAGTCACGTCAAGCATGAACGCTGTGCCCAATGCACACTTTCCCCTGTAAGTGAGAGGCGCGAAGCGCGCCAACCCCTCTTCAAAGGAAAACACCCATGGCCCGTACCCTTCCCAGTAGTCCCAGAGAGATTGGCCGGATACGGTTGGGCGACCAGCAGCCGACCCGCAGCGGCAAGATGGCCCCGCATAAACTGGACCGCTTTCGCCTCACCAGTGATAGCCCGGCGGTGCTCCAGTCGGCTGCTAAAGCCTATGGCGGTGAGGTGGTTGACTGGCCAGCGGATGATCGGCACCCCAAGGATGAGTATCAACTGTACACGACGTCCGAGGCCATCCGCGTGACCATCCCGGTGCATTATGCTCTGCACGTGAGCTACGAGCAGTGGAGTGCAGGCGGCTGCATTCAGCGCTGCGATGGCAGCCTGATCACGCATTGCCCCTTGACGCCAGAGAAGATCGGTACGGATTGCGAGTGCGAGGACCAGCAGGAGAACGCCTGTCCGCGCCTCGTGCGCTTCAACGTGCTCTTGACCGAGGTGAGCGGCCTGGGCGTCTGGCGCCTGGAAAGTAAGGGGTACTACGCGACGGCACAATTGGTCAACGACATGGAGAAATTTCAGGCGTTTGGCTTGCGCGGCATGATGGTGCCTGCCTGGTTGCGGCTGGCCTCCCAGGAACGGCGGTTGCTGGTGAAAGGCGATCTACGCGATTGCCCGATCTGTAGCCGGAGCCAGGCGGCAAAGACCATGAGCGGACCGAAAAAAGATCGGCATACCGAGACGCGCCAGTTTTTCGTCCCGACGCTGGAGTTTCTGATCACGCCCGAGGATTTCATGCTGGCTGCTGCTGAACGGCGCCCGGAGTTGTTGTTGCCACCCAGTCAACGCCCGCAGTTGGCCTTGCCTGCTCCGCCAGAGGACTTCAAGAGCCGGGTCGATCTCTTGTGCGGAGAGGAGACGAACCCCACCGCGCACACCCCCGCGTCCCCACAGCCAGCCAACGGTACGCTCAGTGCCCCACCTGAAGACGAGCGCGACAAACGCGCCCTGGTGAACCAGATCGATATGGAGCTCCGCCGACGCAAAATGCCCCAGGCCGACTTCTGGCCGGATATTCTGGCGTCGTATGGGGCGACTACGAAAGGGCAACTGCCCCTGGCGGTGTTGCGGGAGACCCGAGACGACCTGTTGGCGACGGATTGGATTGCGGCAGCAGATGCGCCTTTGCCCTTTGCCCTCGTGAAGGAGGGGACGGAGGCGCTGCCCTTTGGGAGCGATCCCGAGGAAGCAGCGGCCCAGGGGAGTAAGGCGTAAAACAATGACGCGCCTGTGCAAATGTCTCCTGGTTTCCCTGCTCATCCGCGTGTGGGTGATCACGCCGTTAGGCGCCACGCGCCTGGCTGCCGTCATCCGCTGGTGTTGGCCAGGCTTTAAGGGAAGGTAGCTATGGATATCGCCAGTATTGCCCAGCAATGTCAGGGCGCGCACAAGGACAAGGACGGCTGGCGAGCGAAGTGCCCGGTGCATCAAGGGCACTCGGATACCTCGTTGCATCTCTGGGAAGAGGGCGAGACGTTCCATGTTCATTGTTTTGCCGGGTGCGCGCCTGCTGATATTTTGCGTGTGCTCGATGTCGAGCGCCCAACAAAGCGCAGGGATGTCTACGAAGCCATTTATACCTATCACGACGCGCAAGGCCATGGCGTCTATCAGGTGGTGCGTCTCCCGAAGAAACAGTTTCGCCAGCGTCGCCCAGATCCGGTACAACCTGGCGCCTGGATCTGGGATATGAAAGGCGTCTCTCGTCTCCTCTATCGCCTACCGGAAGTCCTCCAGGCCGTGACGATGAAACAGCCGGTGTATCTCGTTGAAGGAGAGAAAGACGTCGAGACGCTCCGCAGGCTTGGCGTGGTAGCCACCTGCAATGTGGGTGGAGCCAACAAGTGGGATGATAATTACAACGAGAGTCTGCAAGACGCTGAGGTGGTCGTACTCCCGGACAACGATGCCCCCGGCCAGCAACACGCCCGCCTCCTTGCTGCCCGTTTACGCGGCATTGTCCGGCGGTTGACCATTGTCCATTTGCCGGATCTCCCAGACAAGGGCGACGTGAGCGACTGGGTCACCGCTGGACACGGGATCACCGACCTCCAGGCACTCACGCTCACGACCCACCCGAGTATTGAAGCCCCCCATCTCATTATCACGAAGCTTGCGGATGTTGAACCTGAAGCGGTGGCCTGGTTGTGGGAACCCTATATTGCGTGCAACAAACTCACCTTTCTTGAGGGCGATCCTGGCCAGGGGAAAACCTGGTTAATGCTGGCCATTGCCGCCGCCATCACCAGGGGCTACCACCTCCCTGACCAAGACGGACGGGTTGGTGTGCCACATCATGAGGCTGGCCACGTGATTTACATTACGGCTGAGGATGGCATTGCGGATACGCTCCGCCCACGTGCCGAGAAAGCCGGCGCCGACCTCTCAAAACTCTTTGTCGTTGAGGGCTGGAGCGCTGGCGGAAACATCGAACCGTTCTCCTTTCAACACCTTAGCCTGCTGGCCGACGTAATCCACGATATGCAGGCTCGCATGGTCATTCTTGATCCGATTCAAGCCTTCCTAGGGGGGAAGGTGGATATGTTTCGCGCCAATGAAGTCCGGCCCTTTATGGCCCAGCTCGGGCGGCTGGCTGGCGTGCATCGCTGTGCCATTATCGCTATCCGGCATTTGACCAAAGGCACCGGCAAGGCGATGTATCGCGGGCAAGGCAGTATCGATTTTACGGCTGCAGCTCGTTCGGTACTGGTCGTAGGAGAAAGTCTCGAAGATGAAAGCAAGCGCATCCTGGCGCAGAGCAAGAATAGCCTGACTGAGAAAGGTGCCAGCCTGGTGTATCAGATCACCAATGAGGGCTTTTTCTGGTGTGGCACTACGCAAATAAATGCGGATGAACTGCTCTCGAATCAACCCCAGAAACATCAACATCAACGACAGGCTGTCGCCGATTGGCTGCTTGACCTGCTCCGCCATGGCGCAAAACCCGCCACGCTTATCTATGACGAGGGCAGTGCGCAAGGCATGGCCAAACGCACCATTGACCGGGCGAAGGCCAGTCTGCACGTGCTGACCTACAAACAGAATAGTCGCTCGTATTGGAAGTTGCCAGGCATTGCCCGATCCTGGGAAGGGGAGGACCGTGACGACTTGCCTTTCTGATGTTGGCAACCTTGGCAACCTTGGCAGTGTTGGCAATGTTGGCAGTGGCAACGTTGCCAACTTGAACAATCGCAACCAAGTTGGCAACGTTGGATTGTTGCATAGTTTTTCAATGAGTTGGAGAGATTTTTCTTCAAGGTTGCCAACTTCTGTGAAGTTACACGCGCGCGTAGCAAACAACATGCCAGAAGAGGAAATAGGATGGATTTTGATCAACTTCTCCAATGGATTCAACAGTGCTGTCCAGTGAAGGCTTTTGATTGTCGAGAGTTAGCCTGGCGTGTCGCCTCTGAAACCGCCTGGGATCCCTGTCTGCTGAATGAATCGACACATACGAGTGTTAGGCGGGCCTGTAACCGACTTGTCCGCGAGGGATTCTTTGTCCGCCTGCGTTTTCACCTCTACCAACGTCGTTGAGGAGGCCGTGATGAAGGAAGTATGTCCCCCCACGCCGCTGGCTGAGGCCACCGCGCAGCTTGAAGCCCTGGGCTTTACCGTCGAGGTGGTGCCTGCCCCTGAGCGCCAGGCGCCCGTCAACCTCACCCCCGCCCTCCACCTGAAACAGTTCCTCGTGGCCTACGTCCACACCCATGCCCCCGCCCAGAGCACAGCCATTGCCGGCGACCCGGCATACCAACAGCTCCTGCGCCAGTTCGACGCCGCCTGCCTGGCGGGCGATGCGGCGGCCATCAAAACCACCGGCAACGCTGTGGCGCTGTGGGTGAAGAAGACAGTGACGAGTGGAGAGCGAAGAAGTGGAGAGACCGATGAGTTTTGACTGCGAGCACAGGATCTATCGCCAATGGGACCAGGAGATCCATAAGGAACGCGCTGCGGCAAAGGCTGCCAGGGAGGCATTGCGCCTGAGCAAGGAGACCCCTCTGGGGCCAACAACCTATATCAATGTGCCACACCTGAAAGGCACGATCCTCCGCCTGACCGAGGCGGAATACCGGCGCGCCTTACACCGTGGCAAGCTCTGGCAACGCGGGGAGCGCACCGCCGCGAGAAACCCAGTGGAGCGTGACGAGCAGAAGAAGTGACGAGCCACATCCACGCCAAGAAGGAGCATGACATGTCTACTGAGAATAACACGATCACTCGCCGCAACGGCAGCATTATCGCTGCTGGGGCTGAAACATTGCGTGACCTGGCTGAACGCCACAAGACCGAGTTGACCGGGGCCAATTTACGCTTTGCCCATTTGTTCGAGGCTGATTTGTCCGGGGCCACATTAACCGGGGCCGATTTGACCGGGGCTAATTTGTCTGGGGCCAATTTGTTCGAGGCTGATTTACGCGGGGCTGATTTGTCTGGAGCCGAGTTGGCCGGGGCTGATCTGCGCGGGGCTGATCTGCGCGGGGCTGATCTGCGCGGCGTCGCGACGCTCACGGAACAAGATAGGCGCATAAGTGACTAATCACTATCCACTCTCTCAAGGAGCCCCCATGCACCGACACCTCAATGATGGCCTGGCGCCCAACCGAGTGCACCCAGGCCAGATGATTCTTGATCCCTCACAACCCCACGACCGTGAACGCACCGTCGCTCTCATGGCGCAGGCCATCCGGGTGATGCACGCGGTCATCTGGGAAGCCTATCTGGCGGCGTATAAGCAACGGCGAGAAGACAGTGGATAGTGACTAGCGAAGAAGTG